TCTGTATCCCCTTTTTTTGCTTTAGTAGTTCGACCGGCCATCTCGTCGAGCCGATCGAGCTTGCCGCGCATTTCGTCCGTGAACCGCGCGACGTTCGCTGGATCGGCTGCGCGTCCATGACGTTCCGGAAGGGTCAGGATGTCTCCGGCCCACGCTGCCGCGTTCTTCGCGATGTAGGAGCAGAGCATGGAGAAGTGTGCTTCTGTCAGCTTAGACATGGAGTGAAGTCTCCAACTGATAGAGGGCGTGGAATGGCATTTCCTGCCCAGACGTAAACTCTTCGCAGCCGCCGTCGTCGAAATAGCGTTCTGCGTCGTGGCGGCACGCTTCATGCCAAGCGAAGTTCTGGTGGTGCCCGTCGTAAATCGAGTTTTCACGGATGTACTGGGAACCTGGTAGCACCTCGTTGCAGCACCAAATGCAGGCGTGGGATTTCCGCGCCTTTACGGTTGCGCGTCTCAGGAGGGCGTAGCTCATCCGGCATCTCCTTGCTGTTGATCAACCGAAGCAATGAGGGCACGGACCGCATTTGCGGCACAGGCCTCGCAATCTTCCCATTCGAATTTTTTATGCGCGCACAGGTCATGTTTGCTGGCGATGCCCCGGTCGAAACCTTCTTCGATTGTCCTGGCAGCTTCTTCTAGCGCATGGCGTCGTATCTCCTTCGCACGCTCCTCCGCCTCAGATATGGCAGCAGCAGCACGCTTGAGCAGATCCGGCATGCCATCGAGGCCCAGAGGCCATTTCTTCTTGGCCGCGTAGAAGCCTAGTTCGTGGATCAGGCTGGTCACTAGAAGGCCTCCTCAACAATGCGCGGTTTGGCAATAATGATCGAAGCGATGAGACGCTCGGTTCGCCTCTCTCGCTCATCTGATACCCATTTACGGCGGAGCGAACGGTACTCTTTCCACGCAGCCCGTGCGGCATTTTCCCCTTGCGGTGTGAGGTAGATTTCGTCGCCAAACACAGAGCAGTACCAGGTTATCATTTGCTCACGTTTGAGCTCCCTCGCATGAGCGCCGCTGAGCAGATTAATTTGAGGGTCAACTTCCAGCCTGGAGGTGTTCCGCTCAAAACGAAAGCAGACTGGCGGATCAGAACGATTATGAGCCGCAGCAATAAGGACGCGGTTTCGCTGCTGCTCGTTGATGAATGAATCGACTTTGCCATCCCCGTAGCAAAAAATGCAGGAACGCGCCTCGTAGTAACAAGAGGGGCACTCTGCGAAGCCGTCTTCCTGGAGATCAATCAAATCTGACTTCTTCCACCCCAAGGCATAAGCTCGCTTGGCTTTCACAGACCTATACCCCTCGCAAAGGTAGCAGTCAGGAACACTCGAGCCGGTACCTTTACATTCGAAGCACCGGACGTCACTCATTCTGCATCTCCCTGCTTGGAGACGGGGGCCATGACGCGCAACACATCGAAGGCCTCTTCGACCATTCGCTCATGCCCGTGGCTAGAGGTTTCACCATTGCGGATAAACTCCGAGACCGCGTCCAGATCGCCTGGCCCAAGCATGCGGGAAGCTTCCCATCCGTCTGCCGTACGGGTGAAGTCGCCAGGTCGCACATCGTAAAAAAATGAGCGCGACTTAATGGCGATCGGATCGAAAAGCGCGGAGACTGTTCCAATCTTTCTCCCGCCCTGGAAAACCGGAATTCTCTCAGTTGGAACGTTCAGCCCGTGGGCCTTCATCAAGTACTCGAGGCCGTAAACCCGAACGTCGCGGACGGATAGCGACAGGTATTTTCCGCTAGCTAATTGATATGTGACCATGCCGTTCATGCTGTCTTCAATTCTCTCGATCTTCCTCATTCCGCGATTCCTTGCTTGGAGGCGGGGGAGGAAGGGTACATCGCGAAAACAAGATCGATCAGTTCCCGCACATGCTTTTCGTCTGGCTTGCCGTCGAAATGCTTCATCACCTGACCGACGAACCAGCCGCGAAGAATGGGCGTCTTTTCCGCTTCCGCCCATTTCAACGGATGCTCGACTGATAAAGATCGAATGCACCCCCCGATATCAGCGCCGTCTACCGCGGAGAGGGCGCGGGCTTTAGGTTTTAGAAAGGCACCTAATTTCTCTGGAAGAACGTACTGGAACCGGCAAACATCGCGGCGGCAGGTATCGAATTTCGCGGTTGTTTGCCCGTGGAAAACGTCACGACCTACATACTCAACAAGGCCGAAATGAACGCTTTCGTAGTTTTTTCCTTTTTCAAGGTCAATCATCACCCACGCCGCCGCGTCATCTCCTGGCTCCGACGGCTTCGCTTCCGTCGATAGGGCGGCTATCTCGGACTCGATAGCGGAGAGCACGCGCTGCGCATCGCCGGCCTTTGTATCGTGATTGCGGCCCTCCCGGCCTTCAGCAACGCCAAGTTCGAAATACTGTTGCAGCAGTTCCGCCAGCTTCTCACTCTGCATGGTGGTCGCCTCCTGTGGTCGCTGTGAGAATGGCAAGCGCTTCGAGATAGACCGGGTTGTCTTCGCCGTTGCATGCAGCGTAGGCTTTCGTCAGCATGCGCAGTGCGTACTCAAGGCGGAGAATGCGCTTGGCCTGCTCAAACTCTTCGTCTGCCTCTTCACAGAACTTCGCAAAGCTGGCGACGTCTTCGTCTGTCATATGCCACCATACCGCGCCAAGACCGCCGCACTCTGGGCAGCCTGACCCGATTGGACTTTGAAGCGCCTGGCTGAACGGATACTTCGCTGTGGGATGGCCGTCCTCTGTATCATAACAGCCCGAGCAAGGTTGCCAGTGACCACCGCTTTCCTTCATCTCCTCGGCGATGCCGAACAAGGCCGGATCTTCGACGGGCTCCACAGGAGGCTGGGCGGTCAACGCAGTTTGCCAATAGTGCCAGCCAGCGTTGATCACCTCATCCTGGTACCCGTCGTCGCAACGCCCCAGGCACTCAGTACGGATTTGGATTTTGAGAAAGCCGCTTTCTTTCAGCCGCTCGACGACGGCAGCTTCGAACAGTTCGCGTTGGGGTTTGGCGGTGGCCGTCATTCTGATGTCTCCTGATCCTGTTCTCTAAATTTGATCCGGTCCAGCGCGCCTTCAGCAGCGTGAAGGAACTTTGAAGGATCTGGCTGCCTACCGCTTGCCAAGGCGCCGGTGCCGGCTACGATCCATCCCACTTCCAGGAGGATGCCCGCCACCAGCGACGTCGCCTCGTCTGGTTTCTGGCCGGCGCTGATGAACTCGTCTGATTGGTCGAAGGCCCACTGCTTGACCGTGTCGCGCAGCTTAGGGAAGATGCAGCGAGACGCGTCTGTGACCGAAAATTCGTTGCTCATCCCCTGTCCCTCTCGCGATAGAGCTTCAGCAGTTGCTCGCCAGCCTCGGGATTGATGCGATCGAGTTGGCGCAATGCCCAATTCAGGCCGTCTGCGAATCCTCTGCGGCTGCCTTGATGAAACTCGTCGATGGTGCGCTGGGTGGCCTTGCGCTCGCGGTCGTCGATGATGGTCGTCACGGTGACGGCGAATGCTCCGCGGGAATGCGGCTCCGCGTTATGGTAGGCGTTGTGGCCGGGTTGGCCTGAGATGGGTACCGCGCGCCACCATTCATGCCGCACCACGTCGATGTTACCGAGATTGCGAGCTTCGACGTTCACATATCGCTGGTCGTAATAGTAGTCAGCGCCCGTGTATTGGTTGACCGCCTCCGCGAAGGCGTATCGCTCGTGATGGCCTTTCGCCCAATATCCCATCAAGCCGCCGCCGTCGCAGCCAGCCTCGCGGAGGTCGATAATTTCGATCGAAGGGCGCGGCGCGCCGACGAAAGATTTTAGGTGCTCTGCCGCGGTGCGCACTGCGGCCTCGTCGGCGTCACTCAGATCGGCCTTGCCCGCTATGCTACCGTCAATCTCGAGCGTGAGTACTTGCTCGCCGTCAATTCGGACCTCTACTGCCCAATGTTTCTCGCTCATCGTTTGGTCTCCGGTGGGGGTAAGAGGTTTTGCGCGGTGGCGCGCTGAAGGATGGTTTCGCCGGACGGCAAAAGGATCTGGCCGAGGAACGCGCCGTCGAATGTGAGAATGCCGGTATCGACGGCGGTGAGCTGGCCTTTGATCCAGTCGCGCAGGACAGACCAGACGGCAATCTGTCCGCGCTCGAGCGCGAACTGCTTGTGCTGCTCTGCCGTCTTTTTCATCCGATTGTTATATGGGTTCTCGCGGAGCCAAGCCGCGGCGTAGCCGTGGGCGCTCGCTTCGATCTGCACCATGCGTCCGCGATATTCGAACTGGATGATGACCTTGCCGGCGTCAAAGTCTTCCATCGGCGCGAACTTCGAGCAACCGAAGGCCAGCAGAGTTTTCCGGATATCATCAGCGGCGGAGCGGCCGGAAGTCGAGCGTGAGTAGGGCAGGGTCAAGACAACGCCTCCGGAAACTGAAGGTATTCATCACCGTAGATTTTCCGGCCGGCAGCCTTCTTGCCGACCCGAACCATGGTGACGGTGCCGAGGTTGGTGACCGAAAACGGGTTGTCGTCGCTGCGCAGATCCTGAGAAGGATAAGCATCTATGGGCTTCGCAAGGGTAACCTTGCGCGCGACGTCGTGAGGGACCCATTCTCCCCATTGCTTGAACAGGAGCGGTACCGGCTTGCGCGGGTGTTGGCGCAGCGTGCATGCGTTCTTGATGTCGTCGAGCCATTGCGGGTGCATCGGTCTGGCATCGGTACCGCTCTCTCCGCCGACGATGACCCAATCGATATGATCCAGCCATTCCGCCCTCAGCCGGACTCGGCCAAGCAAAGGCTCGAGGCTCAATCCGATCCACGGCAGACCGAGACGCTTCTTCAGATCGATGAGGCGAGGTATTTCGCGATCGGCCTCACGCTGGTTGGTGATCGAGAACATCAGGCCGATATGTTTCGGCCAAGCGTCCAGCCAGTCGGGAGGCACCATCTTCGGGACGTTCGCGCCGCGCTTCGTCAGCAGGATGACCTTTACCCACCGTGCCTCCTTCGCTTCCGCGAACAGCTCGGAGCGCCAATCGTCGGAGACCTCGTTATCGAAGGTGTCCGACATCGATTGCATGAACACGCGGATGGAGCGGCCATGCTCGCTGAAGAACGATGTCGCAGATTTACGGTTCAACATGCGCAGCAGCGAGACTGCGCCCTTGATCTTCCGGCGAGGGGCGTTTGGTCCCCATTCGCCGGTGCCGCGGAAAGCGTTCAAGGTCTCGGCATAACAATGGTCGCAGCCGGGGGAGACCTTCGTGCAGCCCCACCAGAAGTTCACCGTGGCGTCGCACCACTCAATCGCGGAGGTTTCAGCCATGGGACTGCCCCAAGATCTCTTCGTAACGATTGATGAACGCTATCGCTGCGCTCTCGGGCGACCATGGGATGATTTCGAAGCAGTATGGATCGACGCCTTTGCCAATGCTCCAGTCTGCGCCGTTCCAGGGCAGCAGATCGCGGCGCTCAGTCGCGAGCATGCGAACGTCCGCTTTCTTGATCTCCAGTGGGTCGGTGATCGTGACGCCGAAACGCTTCAAGATGGCGGCTTCGCAGCGTTTCTCGATCGCCTTGTAATCTGGGATGAGCGATTTCAGCGGCGCGGTCATGTCGCCGCACACGGCTTCGCCCGCCTCGTGCATCAACGCTTCAAGAGCGAGGGGCGGCGGCACGACGTGGCTCATCCGAACACAGTGTTCTGCTACGGAATAGAACACCCTCCGCTTGAGCCGCTTGCTATAGCACTGGCCGGCGCAACGTCCTTCGAAGGCCAAGCCGTAAGCGATGTCTTCGATCGTGATGGAGCTGCTCTCCGGATCTTGGAAATCGAAGTATGTGCCGGATCCGAGAAGGATGGTCGGGCCGATAGCTTTGCGAATGGTGCTTTCGCGGAGCTTCTGGATTTCCTTCTCAGACATTTTCGGGCTCCATAGCCTTCACCGGCATCTGCCCGAGTTTGCGGATGAGAGCAGTCGCGGTTTTCAGATCAAGCGCTGCCACCGCCTCTGCTGCGTCCCTTTGCAGTTTTTTTACGGCGGTATCGAACCTCGATGAACCTCGTTGATGCACCTTTCGGCCTACCGCTCTGGGCGAGGTCGAACGAAAAAGCTCGGAGAATGATACGTGGGTAAAGTCGCGTTGACCCGAACCGTAGACAAACGTCCACATGCCGTTGATGCCACCCCAGACGCGCCCGCGTCTGAGGTAACCCTTGCTGTCTCTCGTCAGCAGCACGTCCCCGTGCTGAATAGGTAGCTTATCGGCGTCGAAGGTCTGATAATGGTTGAGTTCGGAGAGCGCCGGCCAACCGGTCTCATCGCGCTTGAAGCGATGTTCCCCTCTTTTGCGATAGTACTGATCATCCCACCTGTCGTTGAAGTAAGCGAGAGGGTCGGGGTTGGCGCTCTTGATCTCTGTGTCTTCGGAAAAACCGCGATCAGCCAGGTGCGTCCGGATATCTCGAAGCGTGTACTCAAAGCGCTTTCCGATGAGATAAGGCATTTTCTCCCGACGAGAAAAGTCGTAGGCACCACCATTGGGGTTTTCAAAAACGACGTTCTGGAAAAACTCGATCTTGCATCCGGTGGGGTAGGTTTCAGCTTTAAATTCAAGCTCGCGCCACTTCCCGTATCGGTGGCTTGGCCCGAGAATTGAAAAACGCCGCTCTATTTCAGGGTCTCTCCCGACCTCGAAACCGATTCCTTTAAGGACGCCCATTACTCGGTTAAAGGTTTCCCAATCGGGAGCGTCGGAGACGCTGTAGCTGCGCTTCCTCGGCCTGCCGCTACGGCAAAACAGTATCAATGATGTGTCGTGGATTTTGAAACTACGTTCTGTGTCAGACACGATCGCTCATCCTCGGAAAAGAGAAAAGGGAAGGGGCGCTGGCAGCACCCACAGGTGATACATGTCAGCCGCGTCGATGATTTCTGCCTGTGGTGGGTAGACCTCGACCGCCGTAGCATCGGGCCCTGCCAGCTCGTCCTTTATGCGCTGCATCTCGGTCCACGTCGGGCGGACGCCGGAGAGCGCCGTGATGCCGAAGTGCCGGGTGCCGTCGGGCAAAGTCCGATCGAGGACGCTGAAAACACCGTTGCGGTGCGCCGTGGTGAACTCTGCAGTCCAGCCGTGCGGTGAGACGCTGCCGCGTGGGAACGTGATCGTTTCCCATGCCTTCCACTTGCCGGATCTGCGCGCGATCGCTTCATCGCGCAGGATCAGGCGACGGTTGCGGCGGGGCAGGGTGTCGAAGTGAGCTTGTGCCTTCATGCCGCCACCTGGTCGATGTTGGCGTTGATGGTGACGAAGGTGTAGGCGATGACCCACGGGTTCGTTTTCCATGGATGCTTGACGTTGATGACATCCCACAACCATTCGAAAACGTCACGGGGGGCATGCGAGGCAAGACCGAAATACTGATCGCCCTGATCCACGACGTAGCGCCCGGAGGCGCGGAGCTTCTGCAAACCTTCCGATATGGCGTCGTCGGCGCTGATGTCTTGAAGCCGTTCGATGCGAACGTCTTTCACTTCCAACGTCATGCGTGAGTGCTTCCGGAACATAAAACGTCCCATGCGGCGGTGCCACGCCGGCGTATGCGGGTCAGCGTTGTGCATGCCCTTGCGGAAGACCAAGGGTGTCTCGAAAACGACCTCCGCCGAGTCCTCGACGAAGTGCCATTTCTGCTTTCCAAGAGGCGTCTTGGCGTCGCCCTTCGGTTCCCAATGGCCGTAGCGATAGTGCGTCTCGCAGACGTAGAAGCGGTCGCCCTTGGTGATGCGGGGCGGCGCTGCGATCGGGCCGTCAGGCTTGTGGTCGAAGGTAAACTCCCACGTCGAGTGATCCAGACGCCGGACCTTCGTCAGGTTCTCACTGTGAGGCAGCAAGCGCCGTGTCTGGGTCTTGCGGCCAGCCAGGAGGGCAGCGACCATCGAGCGGCTGAAAAGAATAGGGCGGTTATTCATAGATCCGCACCAACTTATCTTCGGGCTTCCCGCCGCTGGCGATATGCTCGTCGAACCACGCTTTCAGCGTTTCGGGCTGTAACGGCTGTTCATCGTCCGGGTCGAGAAAGACGTCCGGGGTATCGATGAAGTCCTGATAGGTGGGAGCACACTGAATGCAGAGGGGAGTGATAGACGCGTGATACTGATCGCCCGGGAAGATAGGCGCAGCGCACTGCTCGCAAAGTATCGCATCCTCTTTCTGGCACTCTTCCACCACGTTCTGGAACGCGGTCTGCGCTTCGAGCCATTCCTGCTGTGTTGGCTCGAGCAGTTTGTAGCGCTGCTGGTCGAGCAGCTCGACGCGCTCATTGGCAGCTGCCCAGCGCTGTTTGAGGTCAGCCACGGTGGGCTCCGTATCGGTCATATCAATCTCCATTGGACCTGTTCGGGAAGCCCCGCCCCGAAAGGCGGAGAAACCAGAGCGGGTCAGCGCTTGCCGAGCCAGAGTGAAAGTTTGAGAAGCCCCAGCAGGCAGATGCAGATCAGGAAGTCGATGATCGGTCCCGTCAGCATCATGAGCAGGACGAGCGCGATCGCCGCGGCGACCACGATTGCTTCCGCCCGCTGCCGCACCCAGGCTTTCGCCTGGGCGATCAATTGCCGTACTCCGCCTTGATGCCTTGCGCAGCGCGCGCCGCTGCCTGCACGAAGCCGGGCAAAGCCTTGGCGTCGATGCGGTCAGTGTTCACGAAGACAGCGGCGGGCCATGAAATCGTCTTGCGAGACGCAAACCAGCCGGACTGCAGCGACTTAGGGTAGGTGCCCTTCGGGATGTCGCGATACTCATAGAGCGGGTCGCCCTTGATATCGGTCGCGTCGTCGAAGTCGCGATCGTTTGCGCCAGCGAGAACTACGGTATCCCCATAGGTCTGGTCAGCTTCGGTGACGGTGCCGTTTCGCAGGCCAGCCGGGACGAGCATGCAAGTCGCTTCGCCGCTCGACACCGCCGACAGGGCGAGAACGCCACCCTCATTGCGGACCGGCACCTTCCCGTAGGAATCGTCCTCGGCAATGATGTTCTGCCAGATCAGCCAGGCGCCACTGCCGGGTTCACCAATCGCGATCGAGTATTTGGCCGGATCGTCGGGCAGGTCGGACAGATCATCGACGCCGGACTTCTTGCCGCACAGCACGTGCAGATACTCTCGGTGAAGCGTCGCGACCTGCCGCAGCTTCTTGACCTTGGCCGGGGATGAGCGCCCGACATAGACCGGTCCGTCCGGCTGGCCGATCATGGCGTCGCAGGCCTCCGGGTTGGCCGGGTCGAGGTCGAGGACGCGCTCGAGGTTGTCGATCGTGCCTTCGGTCGGCACGTTGACCACGCTCACGCTTTTCCCGGCCATCTTCGCGATGGCATCGCCAGCGGCGAAGTAAACACCGCTCTCTGATCCGGTGCAAAGGCGGATCGGTGCCGCCTTGGCCTCGGAGCTGATCGCGATAACGGCTATTGCCGCCATTAAAAACAATGGCTTCATAAGAAGTCCTCAAGTTGAAGGTTAAAGTTCGTCGCTTGTGGTTCTGTTGGCGACGAGTTCGATCACGGTAAGAAGCTTCCGACGGGCGTCGCTGTCGCCGATCCTCAGCCACGCCTTGGCCAACTTCTGGCCATCCGCTCGCTGCATGAACTCGGTCAGCGTATCTTCGCCCTCGCTGCTGAAAGCAGCGACGCCATGGCTCGGGGCGTTGTGGAAGAAGAAGCTTGGAGAGACCGACAGGACCTCTGCGATACGATGAAGACGGCTCGCGCCGACACGGTTTGTACCCTTCTCGTATTTCTGGATTTGCTGGAACGTGATGCCGAGGGCATCGCCCAGCTTCTCCTGGCTCATGCCGATCGCGTTGCGGCGGGTGCGGATGCGACCGCCGACATAGATATCGACAGGGTTCGGGATCTTCGCGTGCTGGGGTCTATCAAGCATTGCAGTCTCCTTCGCGGGTTAAGCCCATGCGGGCGCGGTAATCACGTTCCGCCTCGGCCATCATGGCGTCGTGGCGGGCGATGCTTTTGTGGATCTCGTAAATCTGACGCTCAGTGCGCCGGCGCTCTGCCTCACGTGACAGACGGCCAAGAGCGACACCGATGGCGTAGACGGTGCCGGTGATGACGACGCCGCAGAGCAATGCCAGCGGCAAGGGGAGGTTCGTCGGATCATGCGGCACGCTCGATCTCCGGATATTCGATTTCAGGGCGGGACAGCTTGCGGATGCGGCGCTTGTCGATGGTCTGCATCACGTGCATCACCGGGCCGCGCCGGTGCTGCTGGTGGAAACGGTACCAGGCGAAATTATCCTTGCTGTCGTGCTCGGTTTCGCTGAACCAGCGAACGCGCCCGATCGGGACAATGTCGGAGCACATCGACATGAAGTGCGCGCTCTGTAGATTGAAGGCGAAGTCGCTTTCGAGCAGCATCCATGTCGGCGCGATCGAGATAAACCGGCGAAGCATTGCCTCGAGGATCTTCCACGTGTAGGGCGGGTTGGTGATGATCGCATCGACGCGGTTGCGAAGCAGCCACGGGTCCACCAGCGCATCAATGCCGAGCTGGATGTCGCCGCTATGGACGCACGTCGGGCCAAAGCTCTCAATCCAGCGGATCAGCCGACCGTTCGCGCAGCACGGCTCCGAGAAGGTGCCAACGCCTTGCAGGAAAGGCCGCAACGGTAACGCGGCCTCATAGGGCGACAGATAGAGATCGTGCTTGTTACGGGCGAAGGAAGAGTGCTTGCTCAAGTCAGAGCGCCCTCTCGCCATAGGCAGGCGCAACCAGCGCCCCGATGACGTGATCTACTTCCACATCACCAAAGATGCCGACGCCCTGGAACAGCGCTGACATGCCTTCCGCAAGATTGGGTGCTGGGTAGGCCAGCACGTAGCCCAGCAGCGCGCCGCTTTCATCCGGGTATAGCGCCCGCATGGCGCGGAACGCGATGTGCTTGACCGTATCCGGTGCCGGGGCAATGTCGGCCGCCGCGGCGAGAGCTGCTAGCCCGATGTCTTTGAGCGTCTTCTTCATGCCGCTGCCCTCTTGGGCAGGACTTCCACATACTCGATGTCGCCGGGATGGACGCGCACTGTTTCAGCGCTCCATCCGGTTTCGCGCACCCAGAGGTCGCAGGGCAGGTCCGCTGCATCGGCAGGCACGTGTTCCTGCGCCCGAAGCTTGCGGCTGTGCCGATCAATGATGACCGTCCCCGGCTCAATTGCCGTGCGGCGGGCGTGCAAGACCAGCACAGGGAGATTGTTGTTTCTCATGCCGCGGCTCCGTAGATCGCCTGCATCATCGCGATGCGGTTCTGCAGGAGCAGATCGGCGATCATGTCGGCGTTATAGACCGCCTTCGGTGCGCGCTCCTGCCAGAGGATCAGGTTGGCCTCGGGGTCGCCTTCCGCCGCCGCGTACAAGAGTTCGTTGGATTCGGTGATGTGGGTGTCGTTCGCGCAATTCGTGGTGCGTCCGTCATCGCAGATCATGGCGCCGCCGCAGGAAGAGCATGCGTCAGGATAAATGTTGAGTTGTTCCACGCTGCCGCAGTTTGTGCAGGTCCATCTTCTCATCGCAGCACCTCAACGGTTCAGGGTGCTATGGCACGTCGCGAGCGACGCAGCCTTGGTGCAACGGGCGTACCCGTCGTCAGTGATGCTGAAAAACAGGACGAGCGAAATCGTCCCCGCTACGGCAAGCAGGCTCCGCATATGTCTTCTCCATCGGTGAAATCAGGTTGCGGCAAAGCAACCGTCGATGGAGTTCACAATATCCTCTATTGAGGACAAGTCAACAGGAGTATTCTCTATAGAGGATAAAAATCACTGAGCAGATAACGCCATGACGCGTCTATGCGCCCTGACAAGGATGTCCGGGTCGAAGGGATTCGAGGCGTCGGCCTGTATCGTTCTCACTTCACGGTCCAGCGCGGTGTGGGCCGAGCTGCCGGTCGCATATTCAGGGTGCGCCTCGAGGAAGTCGGGCACGGTGATGTTGCGCCAGTAAGCCTCGTCCGTGCATTCCCGTTCCGGGTTCGCGCCGGCAACCTCTCCCGTGCATCGGTCCACCACGACCTTCTTTTCGGTCGCGGGTGAGGGTGTGGTGAGCTTGAACTTTTCCATCGCAAAATCGGTGAACACGAACATGTCGTTCGGTGGGGTTTCCAGCACATAGGTGAGCGCGTCAGGGTCAACGCCCATTGCAATGAAGTGCCGCAACACCTTCGCTGATAGCGCCTGCGCGATCTGCGCGTCCTTCGGTGAGTGCCCGTCGTCCGACCATCTGAACTGATGTGAGCCGAGCTGCGACGAGGTGGGTACGTGGCGCTTCGTTCCGCCGATGAAAGCGAAGAGGCAGGCCGATAGGCACTGTCCTTTTGGGGCCACCATTGTCTCGATGTGAGCGTTGCGCACCGTCTCGCCCATGCCGATCGCTGCCGAGACGCTTCCGCCCGGCGAGGAGAGCACCACCATCGAGATTTCAGGAAGTGAAGCGATCATGCCTGCCAGGACCAATTCATCCTGTGGACGAATGTCGCCGGTGCCAAGGATATACTGCTTCTCGTCGCCGATCTTGCCGACGGAAAAATCCATGGAAAATCCGGGCTGTGCTGTCACTAAAAAGGAGAAAAGAGCGCATGTAGTAAGGTATGGTGCATTAATCATCTCTTAATTATCACCTCTTCGCTACTTGTCTTTGTTCCCTCTCTGTTCCATTGTGTACTTAGGTTGAGGGATAGATCTGTGCGCATATCCATGCTGGTTGAGACGTTAAATTCGCTTTCTGTTGAAGAGAAGCAGGCATGCATTTCGAAGTTCAAGAACGCGAATTCCGAAGGATCTTTAAAAGCCCCTCGCGCGTCTCAGGAGAGCCTTCCAGAAGGGAAAGTATCTCCGCAGTCTCAGGCGACATCTCGATCCCATAAATGATCTGGGACAGAGTGACGTCTAGCACCTTGCAGACCGCGACCAGGTTGTCGACGGTGGGGTCTTTCCCCTCTTTTAGGATCGAGTGAACATACCCCTGGCCTTTGCCGGCAGCTAATGACACCTCGCGCGCAGACATGCCGCGCCGATCCATAGCGTCGCGAAGACGCGCTCTCCAGTCCGCATTATCCATGCGGGGAATATCCTCTATTTCGGATATTTTCGCACGTCCTTCATAGCGAGCGGTTGACGTGTCCTCTATCGAGGATATATTGCTCTCATCATGACTGAACAAAGCGCAGATCTCCTCTCGAAAATTGATAAGTTCCTGTCCGATACCGGTATGGGGGCGTCCTACTTCGGCAAACGCGCTGTGGGTAACTCTGAGCTGGTCGGGCGCTTGCGCAGCGGCGGGCAGGTCTATCTCGATACCGGCGCGAAGGTCGACGAGTTCATTGAGAGAGAACGGAAGCGCCGCAATGTCCCAGAACGGACCTCTGAAAAGGAGGCAGCGCTGTGACAGGTGTAACCGGCGACGACCTCCCAGAGCTGTTGCAGCAGAAGCACGATGATCTTGTGCGCGAGCTGAGCGCCCGCGCCATTGCTGACTGCATCGTGCCGGTGCCGCTGGAATACGCGAACCGCTTTTGGCCTGCGTCCGACATGGACGCCTTGGCTCAGCACGAACTGGAAGGCCGCTGCCGCCATCATCCACACCGCGTGTTCGACCGGAACCGCTATGCAAAGTCGGAGACGCGCCCATGACCGTCATCCCGTTCCCATCCTCGCCAGCACTCCCGCCGAGTGTTGGCCGTGGTCCCGAGGCATCAGGTAGTGCGTCCGCCTCGGGCAATTCCCTCCTTTCAAAGTTCCTGCGGAACATACGACAGGCCATGATCGCGGTTTCTGTCCGCAACAACCCTTGCCGCCTGATTGCCCTGTCGTCGCTCCGCACCGCCTCTACCCCTCTCGATCGGGTTGTCTTCGGTTTTGCCGAAGAAGAACCCCTACGTTTCGACATTGCACCGAAACGTAGCGGCGGTTCCGCAGGAAAAATCCCGCAGATATGCGGGTATGGCCCCGCAACGCAGTTCGACGTTGAAGGCCTTATAGCCTGGCTCAGACGCACGTTCCCTCGAGCCACGACGCATCACGTCGAGGCAAAGACGGGAATTCCCGCAGCCAGCGTTGAGAATTGGCTGCACCGGCGCTCTCAGCCGTCGGTGCATCATTTTTCCCTTCTGATTTCTGTCTTCGGCCCATCACTCCTGGAATCGTGTTTCGAAACGCCTCCGGTCTGGGTGAGTGACGCCGTGACGTTGGAACGTCGCCGAGAAATCGACGACCAGATAATGCGCCTTCAGCGTGAGCGCGCCAAATTTGGCGAGGTCGCGTGATGGCAGGGCAATCGACTTCAGTCAGTTCATTGATCCGCGAAGCGGAAGAACGTCAGCTGCAGGAGGTGGTGGCAGGGGCTCGCACACCATCCCTCAGTGTAGAGCAGATCCGGCAACGGCTGGACGAAATGATCCGAAGCAAGAGCGGCTGGATACAGCGCTTTTCTGAGGGTCGCAGCAAACGTCCCGATCATGAGATCGTCAAGGCACGCGCTCAACTCGCCGCACTGGTGCAGGCCAAAGACCTTCTCAAGGGGGACCGAAATGCACCAGACCGCGGAGGATGACCGGCAAAAGGTCAGCTACCACGCCGTTGCGCGTTACGTGCAACACATACTGCTCATTGATCTACCGCAGGAGTTTTTGACCGAGAAAGCGAAGGCGCAAGCCTTGGCGGATGCGGCTGGCTTCACTGTTGCAGAGATCAGGGGCCTAATTTGGACGAAGGGCATGGCTGCCGCGTCTGCCCTTGGACTTGAGACTTTCGGGAACCGTGAGTTCTCGGCCCGGATCGCTCAGCCCGAAGGTGTCGTCGTGACGGTCTATCTGCCAAGGCCAAGGCCGTTTGGCAAGCTCAGGATCCTTTCAGAAACAGAGCTGAAGCACAGGACGAGCCGCATCGCTCGCCGTGAAAAAGCACGTCTCGCAACAAGGCAAAGTCTCGAAGAGGTCGAACAGTGACGAACACCGTAACATTCACGCTTGAGAATGGGCACGCCCCAATATTGAGGGACGCGGCGCGGCGATTGACCGCCGACGCGATGGGTAAGGCCCACAAGCCCCGTGATCCTCTTCAGGCAGAGGCGTTCGACCGTGACGAGACCGGAGAGACGAAGGTCGAAACGGTAGCCGCTGCCGAGCTGCGCCAGATCATTGAGCGCGTCGAGCGCCTGGAAGAAGAAAAGGCCGCTATCAGCAGCGACATCAAGGACGAGCTTGGTAATGCGAAAGGCCGAGGCTACGACACGAAGGCCATCCGCACCATCATCCGACTTCGCAAGAAGGATGCCAACGAGCGCCTCGAGGAGGAGAGCATTCTCCAAACCTACATGGCCGCGCTAGGGATGGAGTGAGGGACATGTCAGCCCACTGGACCGATATGACCTCCGCCGAGCGGTGCGTCGCCATCGCCGAGGTTTACCCTTCCACCAAAGGGACCGGCAGAACGATCGCTGAAGCGCTCTCATCCCGATTCAAGGTGCAGATCACGCGCAGCTCTGTCATCTCAATGTACGCCCGCCACGCCGATAAGCTCACGGCGGTTCCCCTAAGCGGGAAACCAAGGCCCACCTCTGGCGGGGTGTCCGCACCGGCCAAGCCAGCAGCGAAGAAGATTAGGAGGCCATCGGCCCTGATGGTCGCCAGCGGTATGCAGTTTGTGTCGCCAAAGCCTAAGCCTGTGCCGGCGCCTAAGCGCGTTGACCAGTCCGTACCCGTGCGCCGTGCGGCTCAACCAGCGCTTCCTGAAGTCGCTTCGTTGTCGGTGCCGGTGCCGAAAAACATTCTGCTCTATCAGCTCAATCACTGCGATTGCCGCTGGCCCGTCAGTGGGGACAGGGAGAAGACACTCTTCTGTGCCCATCCCACGCGGCTCGAGTCTCCATATTGCGATTTCCACGCGACACTCTCCGTCGGGGAAGGCTCCAGGGCTGAGAGATCAGCAGTGCCAGCGAGGTTGATGCGATGAATGCACCGACGCGTCCAGTGCTGCGATGGCATGGAGGGAAGTGGTTGCTTGCACCATGGATCATTTCGCATTTCCCCAAGCATCGCATCTATGTTGAGCCGTACGGTGGGGCTGCTTCAGTTTTGTTGCGTAAGCAGACTGTTTTCTCCGAGATCTACAACGACCTCGATGGAGAGGTAGTCTCTCTTTTCAGAGTGCTGCGAGACAAAGGGCAGGCGGCTGAGCTTGTCCGAATGCTCGAGCTGACCCCTTTCGCGCGGGAGGAATTTGACGGGTCATACGAACAGTCAGATTGTGTTGTCGAAAGAGCGAGAAGGCTTGTCGTCAGATCCTACATGGGATTTGGCTCTGATTCCGCGCACACCAGCGGAACTACCGGGTTTCGTGCTCAGAGCCCTCAGTCATGCAGGTCGCCCGAGAAGGATTGGCGCAATTATCCACCGAAGCTGGCGGCAACCATCGAGCGCCTGCGCGATGTTGTAATCGAGAACCGCCCAGCTACGGAAATCATGGCGCGGCATGACAGCTTGGACACGCTGCACTATGTCGATCCGCCTTACATGCCTGAGACACGATCAAACAAATCTCGAAAAGGTGGCGCGTCTTATCACTCATACCGGTTCGAGCTGAGCACAAGTGACCACGTCGATCTCCTCGCCTTCCTCAGAGGGTTGAAGGGGATGGTGGTTTTGTCGGGGTATCCGACAGCTCTCTATGACGAAAGCCTTCCAGGTTGGCACAGATTAGAAAAGAACGCTTTCGCAGACGGCGCCGCGAAGCGCACGGAGGTGCTTTGGCTCAATAGGTCGTGTTTGGATCGTCTTCAACAGCGCTCGCTTCCTCTCCTCCATGACTTGGAGGCTGCCGAGTGACCGCAGAGCCTCGCATCGTCTGCCGGTTCTCTTGTGGCGCAGCCTCGGCTGTGGCCACGAAACTTACGTTGGCACAAGTCGACCGCGACCGCGTCGTTATCACCTACAGCGACCCTGGGAGCGAGCACCCCGACAACAAGCGGTTCCTGGCTGATTGCCAGCGCTGGTTCAATCACCCAATCGAGACACTGCGGTCGACGGAGTATCGCGACACTTGGGATGTGTTCGAAAAAGAGAGGTTTCTTGTCGGCCATCAAGGCGCAAAATGCACTGGTGTTCTCAAGCGTGCCCCCACCTACGAGTTTCAGCAGCCAGGTGACATCCTTGTTTTCGGATACACGATCGAGGAAACGGCCCGTGCGCAATCATTTCGAGACCAAAACTTCGAGCAACCTCTCATCACCCCGTTGATCGACGCAAATCTAACGAAAGCGGACTGCTTAGCGATAATTGAGAGAGCAGGTATCGATCTCCCTGCGATGTATCGGCTTGGCTACCACAACAACAATTGCATAGGCTGCGTGAAAGGCGGAATGGGCTACTGGAATAAGATCCGGCGCGATTTTCCTGAAGTTTATGAGCGTATGGCTGCCCTCCAACGTGAACTTGGTCCAGGCTCATTCTTCTGGCGTGAACGCGATACGAAGGAAAGGATCAGCCTCGATGCGCTAGCACCGGATCGCGGCAACCACAGAGAAGAGCCGAGCATTGAGTGCTCACTCTTATGCCACCAGGCCGAGGCGATAATTGCCGACGATGATTGCGAGGCTGCATGACGCGCATCCCATCATCGGAATACAAGAAAGACATTAAGGCCAAGAAGCGCACCACGATGGCGCGCCGCAACGCCAAGCGCGACGCAGCAGAGCCCGAGATTGTGAGGGCGCTTGAAGCTCTCGGCATGTCCGTCTTCCTCCTGCATGAGCCAACCGATGCCCTCGTGGGCTTTCGGGGCATCACGCATGTCGTCGAGTTCAAGTCCGGCCACACGGGTTACGGGAAAGCGCTCAACGACAACCAGCAGGCCTTCGCCAACGAATGGCGAGGCTCTGCCGTGGTCACTCTCCACAGCCGCGACGAGGCCATCGCCTGGGCGCAGCAGATCAGCAGGGGGCAGCCATGAGCAACAGCAGGCTGGAACAAGCCGTTGCCGAGCTGGTGAAGCACGAGATTGAGCAATTCGCGGAGTGGTGCGCCAAGGAGTGGACCATCACGCCGGAAGTTTTCTCCCGCGAGAACGTCGTTGACACAAAACCGGAGGGCTACCGCGAGGGCTACAACACTGCCCTTGAAGGCCTGCCGCTGGCGCTCGAGCACTACTTGGAGGGCAAGCATTGACGCGCTCCCTTGATGAACAGGAAATCCGGAACGCCGTCGTGGCTCGCCTGCGAGAACTGGTGCCTGGCTATCGCATTGTCCACGAGCTGAATGTCGCGGGGCAGGGGTCTAACCGCATCGACGTCGCCGCGATCGGTACCGAGCATATCGTCGGCGTGGAAATCAAATCGCGCAAGGACGTGCTGAAGCGGCTGGACGAGCAGTGGAAGGCGTTCAACAGAGTTTGCCATCTCGTAATCGTCGCCGCCCATGAGAAGCACTTCGCTGATTACAGACAAGATGGATGGCGCGCTGATGTGCCGTCGGAGCGCCACCTCAACCATCCTCTATTCTTCGGGCATCCAAGAGGTCGCAAGAAGGTATGGCATTTTCCACGCCCAGATTACGAGGCAATGGACTACTACCGGCGTCGCGATGCCGATGATTGGCGCTTTGATCGCTTTAGAGATCTGATGCGCATTCCCCACGCCACAGAGATGCTCGACATGCTTTGGGCCGCGGAGCTTCAGGCTGAATGCTGGCGGCACCGCGTCTCATGCACGTCACGCTCTACTCGGCCCGACATGATCCGCGCCTTGGCTTGGAACCTTACCGGCAAGGAGGTCACCCACGCGGTCTGCCGCCAGCTGCGCCAGCGATCGTTCGCTGAAGCCGATGCCCCAATTTACCCTGACCAGCCTGCGCCGGCACCACAGCCGGCGCAGGAGCCGCTTTCTCTGCCATTTGAAGGGACGCCAGCATGAGCCGCCGTACCATGCCCTATCACCGCCGATACCACGGCGACGCGCTGCAAGGATATCGCAAGCTCACACTGGAGCAGCGTGGCGCGTACACGACGATCCTCGACCTGATCTACGATGAAGGTGGCCCAATCGATCGCAATGAGCGCTGGCTCGCCGGTGAGCTGAATTGCTCTCTCCGGAAGGCTAAGGTTCTCCTCGACGAGTTGATCCAGTTGCGCAAAATCTGCGTCACCGTTGGTGGAAAACTGAGCAATCATCGTGCCGAAAGTGAGATAGAAAATTCGCTGAAAATCTCGCGAAAACGCGCTGAAAACGGATCGAAACGGAAAGATAATTCAAACGATAAACCGAAATCGTCCAATAAATTCAATGATCCAGTCAAGCAATTGCTGAACAATTGCGCTGTAATACCAGTACCAGAGCCATATAAGAATAATAATAGCTCTTCGGAGTATGAGGATAGGAGGGCAAGGAGGGAACAGGTTCTAGCCGTTCCCGATGAGCCTCCACCAATCACAGCATCGCATCGATTGATCAGCAGCCTGGACGGAAGAACCGGATCGGGTGCAGCCGCAGCTCAAGCCGCTCGTCGAGCGAGGTCGGGAGGGCGTTTGTGGTGAGCAAGAAGCCATCGAAGTCGGATGAGGTTTTGTCACCCCTAAAGCGGAAATCCGGCAATCGTGGAGTGTCGGCAAAGGCTGGTGGCAAGGTTGCAAATCCGAAGGTGCGGAAAGCAGGGGTTGAGAAGGATGCCGAGCCCAAGCCGGTGAAGTACGACAAGCGGTTCATCGGTCTGGCCAGGACGATGTTCCTCGCCAAGGTCTCCGACGAGGAGATCGCCGGCATCATCGGCATCGACGTCGAGGAGCTGGAGTGGTGGAAGGAAGAGCACCCCGAGTTCGGCAACGCGTTCCGGCCAGATCCGCGCAATTACGGCGGCAGGCCCACGGTCTGGGAAGATCGCAACATCACGATCGCTCAGTCGCTCGCCAGCCTCGGCGCCACGGACCTCGAGATCGCGCAGGCCTTCGAGGTCAGCATCCGCACGATCCACCGTTGGAAGCTGGACTATCCGGAGTTCCGCGAAGCGCTCGAGCTGGGCAAGGATGCAGCCGACAAGCGTGTCGAGACAAGCCTCTTCCAGCGTGCCACCGGCTATTCGTTCGACAGCGAGAAGATCGTCGTCATCGAGGGCGAGGCACAGCGCGTCGAGATCATCGAGCATGTCCCGCCCGACACCAAGGCGGCTATGTGGTGGCTGCAGAACCGGAAGCCCGACGCGTGGCGCGCCGTCCAGCACATCAAGCACGATGTCGAGAAGGATAGTCCGCTTGGATCGTTCCTGAAGAAGATAGGCGGCAGCACATTCATGCCCGTGGAGGAGGATGCCACCACGCCCAACGCGTTCTCGCCCGTCGAAGAAGATGAGGCGTAATGTACGAGCATCTTGCCGGTCTTACTGAAGAGCAGTTCCTCGAGAACCTGAAAGACCCGAACTGGCGCATCCGCAACCTCTATTACATCCTCGACAAGTTTCACCAGACCGTCGTGTTCAAGCCGAATGAGGCTCAGGACAAGTTCTTGAAGCGCATCTGGCACAGGAACATCGTGCCGAAGGCCCGCCAGCGCGGCTTCTCAACCGTCATCCAGCTCCTGATCCTCGACGCTTGCCTGTTCAATCCAAACCAGCGTGCGGCAATTATTGCCCAGGATCAGTTCACCGCTGGCAAGATCATGCGCAACAAGATCGAGTTTGCGTATGAGCGGCTGCCAGACTTCATCCGCCGTGACGTGAGCATCGTGACTGACAACGTCGCTGAGAAGATCTTCAGCAACGGTTCGTCAATACAGGTGTCCACGTCTGCGCGTGGTGACACGCTCAATTGGCTCCACGTCTCAGAGTTCGGCATCATCTGCTTCGAGTCGCCGCAGAAGGCCGAGAAGATCGTAACCGGCGCGCTCGCGGCAGCCGGGCAGGGCATCACCTTCATCGAAAGCACGGCGAAAGGCAGGGACGGCGCATACTACAAGATGGTCATGGAGGCGAAAGCCAATGCCGATTCCGGCAAACGCCTGTCTCGCCTCCAATACAGGCTGCACTTCGCGTCGTGGTGGGATGCTGACGAGTATGAGGTTGATCCGACCGGCATCACGATCTCTGCGAAGGATGAAAAGTATTTCGACGAGCTGGAGCGCGAGATTGGCCGCGAGATATCGCCGCGCAAGCGCGCTTGGTATGTCGCGACCAGGCTGAACGACTATTCCGACGAAGACGAAATGATGTGGCAGGAGTACCCATCAACCGTCGAAGAGGCATTCAAGGTTTCCACCGCCGGCGTGATCCTCGCCAAGCAGCTCACCAGAGCCCGAAGCGACGGGCGCATCACTCGCGTTCCGTGGCGGCCAAACCTCCCGGTCAACACGTTCTGGGACTTGGGCGTGGATGACGATATCGCCATCTGGTTCCACCAGTCCGTCGGCATGATGGACCACTGGATCAATTACTTCGAATGCAGCAGCGAGCCCTACAGCTACGTCATCGCCGAGATGCAGAAGCACGGTTACGTGTGGGGGCATCACTTCCTGCCGCACGACGGAGACCAGCGTCGGCCAGGCGCTATCATCATCGAGACGCCGCGGCAGATGCTCGAGGGCCTCGGCCTCAAGAACGTCCACATCGTTCCCCGAACCACTGACCTGATGGCGATCGGCATGCCCGCGCTGAAGGATGACATGGTCAACTATGTCTTCGACGAGCAGAACTGCGCCAAGGGCATCCTTCATCTCGATAACTACCGGAAGTCTTGGAACACCAACATGGGCGTGTGGTCCGAGACGCCGGCAAAGAACGGCCACCAGCACGCCGCCGATGCGCTGCGCCAGAAGGCACAATACCGCGACGAGGTCGCGCGCCTGTGCGGCACTGTTACCGCTTCCTCCTCCTCATCGCGCCGTCGGGCGCGTGACCCCATGACCCTCTGAAAGGCATCGACATGGCAGTAGATTTGGACCTCAATAAGCGTCTCTGGACTTTCCGGAAAGACGGCCTTATGGCTATCGGTACTTGGATACGGATGGATGATCGATTCCGCCCGTGTATGGTTCTTATTCCAGCGGACAGGGAATATGACGACAGGCTGACGCCGTGCGTGGTCACTATGGACCGAGCATGGATCTGGTCAGAGGAAGTCGGCGACCCTGCCCAAGCCGCACACGCGGCATTCCAGTTCGCAAACACCCTTGGCCTCTCCACAGACCGTCGCACCGTGATCCGGCTGGCAATGTTCATTGCCGACCACTTGGGCGACCTCCTGTCTATCCCCCCTTACACGCCAGATGATCAGCAGACCGTGGCCGAAGTCACCATGCGTGACCCCACCTCCGGGCGCACGATCGAAGCCGAAATAAGGGAATAGAATGTTTTCACTCGACGCTGACGATGGATCGGTGCGGAAGAAGCGGTACGAATCGCCAATCCCGGCAGACACGCCAGCGTCGAAAAGGCCACAGACGGGCAACGCGCTCGACAATGGCAAGAATACCCAGCTGCACAAGCGGCTTCTCGGCTTCTATACCCGAGAGCTGGACCGCCAGGCTGAAAACCGCCGCGACATGGCGATCGATGCGGACTTCTACGATAACATCCAGTGGACAGAGGAGCAGGCAGCGGTTCTTCAAGAGCGCGGCCAGTCGCCTCTCGTATTCAACGTCACCGCCACCACCGTCGATTGGGTGATCGGTACCGAAAAGCGCGCGCGCACCGACTTCAAGGTGCTGCCTCGCCGTAAAGAAGACGGCAAGCCTGCGCAGCGCAAATCCGAGCTGCTGAAGTATTTGGGCGACGTGAACCGCAGTGGGTTCCACGTCAGCCGTGGATTCGAGGACGCTGCCAAGGTCGGCGTTGGCTGGATGGAGGACGGGTACCAAGGCGATGACGAGGGTGAGCCACTGTTCTCTCGCTACGAATCGTGGCGCAACATGCTCTGGGACAGCGCGGCAACTGAGTACGACCTGTCAGACGGTCGTTACGTCATGCGCTCCAAGTGGCTCGATCTCGACGTCGCCCAAGCAATGTTCCCTAAGCGCAAGTCGCTTTTGACGCGCAGCGTAGACGACGCTGACAATTTCGCGATGATCGACGGCTATGGCGATGAAGCCATGGACGGCCCAGAATTGGAAAATCAGGGCAGGGGCGATGGCACCTTTATTTCCGACCGAGTGACAGGGTATCAGAGACACCGCGTCAGAGTGATCGAGTGCTGGTTCAAAATGCCCGTGCAAACCGAAAAGATTTCGGGTGGCACGTTCGCCGGCGACATCTACGACGATATGTCGCCCGGACATCTCTCTGCAATCGAGGAAGGCGACGGCGAAATCGTCAAGAAGGCCACGATGCGCATGTATGTTGCGCTGTTCACCACAGCGGGCATGCTCTGGCTTTCGCCGTCTATATACCGCCATAACCGCTACCCCTTCACGCCGATCTGGAACAAGCGCCGCGATCGCGATGGCATGCCTTACGGCCTGGTGCGCAACATCCGCGACATCCAGAGCGACATCAACAAGCGCGCATCGAAGGCCCTGCATATCCTCTCGACGAACAAGGTCGTGATGGACAAGGGCGCAGTCGATGACATCGACGAACTTCGGGAAGAGATCGCCCAGCCCGATGCGATTATCGAGGTGAACGTTGGCAAAAGCTTCAAGTTCGACGTCGATCGAGAACTGAGCCAGTGGCACCTCGAGATGATGTCTCGCGACATCCAGATGGTGCAGCAGGTCGGCGGTGTGACCGACGAGAACCTTGGGCGCAGCACCAACGCCGTGTCGGGTATCGCCATTCAGGCCCGTCAGGAGCAGGGCGCGCTTGCAACGGCCAAACTGTTCGATAACCACCGGTTTGCCCAACAGGTGCGCGGCGAGAAGATCCTCGCCAACATCGAGCAGTTCATGTCGGAAGAGAAACAGTTCCGCATCACCAACATGCGCGGCAATCCGGAATACGTGACCGTCAACGATGGTCTCCCCGAGAACAACATCGTCCGCACCAAGGCAGACTACATCATCGACGAACAGGACTGGCGCGCAACGGTCCGTCAGGCCCAGGTCGCCGAGCTGCTCGACCTCCTCGGCAAGCTTGCGCCGGTCAACCCCCAAATCGCGATCGTGCTCCTCGATCTGGTCGTCGAGGCGATGGACATCCCGCAGCGCGAGGAAATCGTGAAGCGCATCCGTCAGGTCACGAACATGAAGGACCCTGATGCCGAAGATCAGCCGCCGACACCGGAAGAGGAGGCACAGGCGCAGGCTACAGCACAGCAACAGAAGCTCGCGCTTGAAACAGCAATGGCGCAGCTGCGCAAGATCCAGTCTGAGGCTTCACGCAACGAAGCTCACGCCTCCGACATCAAGGCGAAGACGGTTGCGGCCAACGTTGGCGCGCAGAAGTCGGCGCTCGAGGCAGCCAGCGCTGTGATCGTTGCGCCAGGCATTGCCGATATCGGCGACGTCATCTTGCACGAATCCGGTTTCGTCTCTCGCTCTGAGGGCGAGAAGGACATGCAGCAGCAGCAAGCAGCTCAACAACCACCACAACAGCAACAGCAGGACGCCATGGCTATCGGCCTCGGCGCATAAGGAGCTTTCCCATGGTTGGCAAACCAAATGCCGCAGAACTGGACATGCTTACCGACGAAGAGCGCGAAGGCTTGCTCGACGAAGACACCATCGACGAGGGCCTTGAAGAAGAGGGCGACGGAGACGGAGACGGCGAAGGTGATGCCAACACGGATGCTGGGAACGGTACCGACAAGGAGCAGGACAAAGCCGGCGACGGTGATGGTGAAGGCGAAGGCGATGGCGATGGTGACGATAACACCGACGCCGCCAAGGCCGCAGCAGATGCCGCAGCGGCGGCTGAAGCGGCAGCGGCAGCCGCCGCAGCTGCATCGCAGGATGCCGAGCAGAAGAACGTAGCACAGGAACCGCAGGAGCGTGCACCCTCTTGGCGCATCGATCCAGCGGTACCGGACAAGATTACAGAGCTGGACAAGCAGCGTGACGAGATTGTCGCGAAGTTCGACGACGGCGAAATGACTGGCGCCGAGATGCGGGCCCAGCTGAAGCCAATCGAAACGGAGATCCGGCAGCTCGAGACGAAAGTCATGGCGGCCGACATCGCCAAGGCGAACGCGATCGACCAATACCGCGACGTCACCATCCCGAATTTCATGTCTGCGCATACCGAGTATCAGCCTGGGACGATCTTGCACACGATGCTCGACGCAGAGGTTCGCCGCCTGCAGCAGACCGCCACAAACCCGCTGAGCCCGAAGATCCTCGAGCAGGCGCACACGAATCTCTCGTCGCAGGTCGAGAAAGCCTACGGCGTGAAGAAGGCGGCTCCTAAACAGGACACGCCGAAACCAAACGCAAGCGGAACAGGTCGTCAGGTGCCGCCGACGCTGGGCACCGTGCCGGCAGCGGATGCCAATGACGCAGACGACGGCGGCGAGTTCGCCTGGCTGGACCGTCTCGCAAACTCTGATGTCGAGAAATACGAAACCGAACTCGCGAAACTCTCAGATGAGAAACGCGAGCGATACATGGCTGAATAGGAGCCTGAATGTTGCGACTTGCCGTGAAGCTGGGGGACGCGGTGCGGATCGAAGGTTTTGGCCTGATCCACGTCGAAGAGAAGTCGGGGCGCAGCGTGCGCCTCGGCTTCGAAACGGATCAAGGTCCGATCACGATTATCAAGCGGGAAGACACTGAGGCCGCACTCACGCGGCGTCAGCAGCACATGGTTTACTAGGGCGCGCCGCTAAGGTGCGCTTTGCACTTTTCCCAAAATTCTTCGCATTTCTGGGTGGCGATGCGGGCGTTCGCTACCCATCCTGTGTTAGGGAGCGGCGGCGAACCACGGAACGGTTTTGGGTACCATCCAGACCACTGCCATTTGCCTTTTGTCAGGCCGTGCATTTCCTTCCTGATGCGGCCCAGCGCGGATTCGCCGTCGTAGCCAGTCCAATCATAATCGGTCGGCGGGTCGCTTGCGTCTATCTGCGTTCGGCGCCACTGGTATTTGGGCTGATACTTGGTCGTCATGTGAAACCCTTGATATATTCCAAGAACACCGCCGTTGATCGCCTTCGTCTAAGCTGGTATCAAATCGAGATGTAAACTCGGCGCATGAGTGCCCTCGCAAGGATAACGCGATGGCTCTCCCCTCTGTTCACATCATTTGCGGCTTTGCAGGCGGCGACGGCAACCAGCCGACGTCGAAGCAGGCGCTTCTGCGGCTCCCTCAGTGGTCGGAGGAGCCCGCCACCGGCGTGCCGACGACGAACGGCGCAGCTGATAACGGCGCGATGAAGCCGATCCTCCGCATCACCAACACCGTGGACATCTACCTGAGTGTCGGAAAAGCGCCGAATCCGGCGATAAGCCCGCGTTTCGCACTTCGTGCGGTCGATGCCCCGCATGACATTTACGTCGAGCCCGGCGACAAGGCGGCTTGGGTGGCCGCGTAATGGTCGGGCTGCGCCGGGCTCTTGGTCCACTTACTCTTCCCAGATCGTTGAGGAACCTTGCAAAGGGTAGGAGCAGGGCCAAACAAGTCGATTTGCCAGTCATCACCGCTGATCTCGTTGTTTACGGCGCGAACATCGGCGGCGAGTTTGGGAGCATCAAATTCGATCGGCTTGCTCAAGCCGCGGCTATGGGCGTCAAGGTCGTAATCATCAACGACATGCCGGTCGATCGTGCCCATGGCATGATGATGGCGATCCTCAACTTCGATACTGACATAGCGCGCGGCAAAGGTGTCCAGCGCGGCATAGGCAATGAACTTTTTCGGCGACTTGCAAACCTGTATTTGAGCGGCGGCCTGGCACAAGAAACATTCCTCGCATCATCGAATTATGGTTCTCGGCCCGACTTCATCAAGCCGACGCTTGATGCAATGATGGCAGAACACCCGAACATCACCTTCTATCATGATGAGCCACTCGTATCCGTTCAGAAGAGTGGCACACGCATTACCAGCCTCAGAACCGCTAAGCGAGAATACCGGGCGACCACCTACATCGACAATCACTACTGCCTTGATCTTGCACCAGCAGCTGGGTGCGACACCTTTATTGGCCGCGAGTCGTCGGCTGAGTTTGGTGAAAGCAACGCGGGCATACGGCCCCCAACCAACGCATTCTCCGTCAACATCAGCCCCTACAACATCCCCGGCAACCCGGCCAGCGGGCTCCTTTACGGCATTCGTGACGAGGCATATGGCAATGTCGGCGACGCCTCTCTCGATGTCCAGGCTATGGCCTATAGGCAATGGGATTATGCTGCTGCGAATACCCAAAGCCCAATGCCAGTCGGTTACGATGCTTCGCGATACACTCTCGCCAAACGCAACATTCTAGCACGTGGGCTCACCTCTTTTGCCCAAGTCGTCACGCTCTATGTCGTTCGTCATGGCAACGACGTAAACTCGAATGGCGGCAGTTCTGGCGTTGGACAGGCATTCAATTTCACCGGCCCAGAAATCCGCGAGTACATCACCGCCACACCAGCACGCCGTAAGGAAATCGAAAAGCTCGTAATGGAGTGGTGGCTTGGCTACCTCTATTTCCTGCGCACGGATACCGACCTGCCATCCGCCATTCGCACGGGTGCCGCGGCGGTAAGGGTCATGAACACCTCGATTTGGCCTAACACGCCAGACTATCCAGGGTTCAACCCTAATTTCTATGTGAGGCAGGGACGGTTGCTGCGCGGCGACAAAGTTTTAACGCAGCAAGACGTTGTGAACGCTCGACCGGCATGGCCGACACCTGATCCATACGAAGCAATTCAAATTGGACGCATTACCTATGCCGGAGACCGCCACTGGTCTCGCACGCTGGTGGTGGACGATGCAACCGCAGTCGACGGCAAGCGTGTGGTAAACGAGGGCGGCATGGCCATCGCCACTCGGGTGGGAGAACCGATCCCAGCATGGGTCTTGTGGCCCAAGAAGAGCCAGTGTTCCAACCTCCTGAGCACGTTCGGAATCAGCGCGTCGGCCATAGCGCATGGATCCACCCGCATGGAAGGCCTCTCCATGCACTTCGGTGAAGCTTGTGCGGTCCTGGCTTTTATGCAGATCAAAAACCCGAGCCTGGACATTCAAGATATTCTCGGCAGTTTCGATGCCAACGGAAACTACATCATCAACGAGGCTCGTGTTGCAGAGTTTCGGAAGCTGCTGGACTTCTGGAACGTCTACGACACCAATGGGGGCGCTGTCGTTCCTGTCCCGTCAACCTATCCTTCGCCAAATGTGCCGCCGAACGTCAACGGTGGCACAGTCACAAGCACCGGGACGTGGACGACGCCGTCTGGCGCGCCGCAGTTCACTATCCCGTTCGGCTCTGCCGTTGGGCAGGCGGGGGCAACAAAGCGCTTCCAGCCGAAGCTAGAACAGACCGGTGTTTACGAGGTCCGTCTAAGTTGGGCGGTATTCACGGGCAATGCCAGAAACACAGCGACGATAGTCCGCGTGGTTCACGCCGGAGGCACATTCTCAACAACAAAGAACCAGAACGCTGGGAGCATCGATACGGGTGATTGGGGCTATGTCGGCCCGCGCCCGACGACAGGAACGGCTGCTGAACGTGACGCTGGCGAGATTGCCGCGTCTCGCTTCACCTTCAATGCCGGCGATCCGAGCGAACACTACGTCGAGATCGAAGTGCCATCGTCAGGGGGGACAGGAACTATCGCAGCGGTCAAGTTCATCAAAGTCGCATGAACCTCACTAATCTCACCTAGTTTGCCTCGCTCACCTTGAGACTTGCGGGGTTTACTTTTGCTAACCAGTATCGAAATCAGGACGCATAAAGTATTATTTCCGGCCCAATAGACTAGACAGGAACTGACCAATCTAGCAGTGTAGCTCCCGATTATATAGCTGGGGACTTTGTCGGTGGGGGAAACTCAAAAGAAGAGGTTGGATTGGGTGGATGCTGCTAAGGGCATATCCATCCTCCTTGTAGCGCTCTACCACATAGGTCTCTATTTAGAACATGCGGCGTTCAGCGCACGCACCATCGTGGCCATTAATACGCTTCTTCTTCCAATACGCATGCCGGTATTTTTTGTTGCATCGGGGTTTTTCGCACGATCAGCAATCGATAAGGACTGGAGCTTCGTGGTGAAGCATAGGATAGCCTTCTACTTCTATCTTTTCCTTATCTGGTCTGTAATACGATTTGCTTTCTTTGGAGTTGTCCCTAACCCGCGGAACCTCAGTGAAGGAACCGACATCTTATGGTTGGTCCAATCGTTCTTCAGCCCAAGCACAGGAGCATGGTTTCTATGGGCATTAGGGTTCTTTTTTCTGATTGCAAAACTGCTGCGCACGATAGACCATCGATATGTTCTTGTCGCGGCCGCTCTTGTGTCCGTTTTGGGTTACTCCGGGACATTGCATATCCCTTTCACTCATGAGAATTTGTTCAAGTACTTCTTCTTCTTTTATGGCGCATGCTTTTACCGAGAAACGTTTGAACGCATGCAGAAAAATCCTTCTTTGTTAATAATTTTGGGCGGCTGCTTGTTTGTCGTTCTCAGTCTTTTGGCTTATAAATCGCAGTTGTCTTGGATAGATGGTCCTTCCCTCTTTCTAGCTGCCGTCGCAGCCGTCTTTGCGGTCTCATCCATTTGCGTCCTCGCACAAGGTACCTCTATAAGCCGAGCTTTCGCTTTCCTTGGCACCCACACGCTGCCAATCTATGTCATCCACGTGATGGTCGTGGTGGCGTGCATTAGCATAGCTGTAGCTGTTGAGTGGCCACGTTCAGAGATAGCGACGATAACCCTCTGCTGTTTAACTCTGTTGATCGCAATAGGCACCCCTCTCATGCTCGAGCGACTGATGAACTTCATCGGAATATCGAGCGTGCTGTTTAGGCTTCCTTCAAGCCGAAAAATGGCGGCGTCCAGCCAGATGCGCCAAGCGTGAGGTAACTGCTTTTCCTACGTCAAGGCTCGATTCGGTGGCCTTTTTTTATACCCGCCCCATGGATCGCTGGTTGGCAACAGATCGGGGGCGCTCGAGCGACCACAAGCGGGCAGAACGGAATGTCACGTCCTTCCATTTCAACGTAACGCAATCTATAACCGGAGCATCACGCCCGCGCATGAGTGCGGCTTCTCGATAGGAGCCCACGCATGCCAATCGTTATCGGACTCGGCGATGATGCCGAGTGGAAAGACCCGCTCAACCTTTTCGGCGGCGAAGCACCGGGTCTAGCGCCTTTAACCGGTAATGTAGATCAACAAAAAACAGACCAGAATATGCGCGTTTCTATGCCTGAAGGCATGTCAGAGCGCGATTGGAACGACACCGTCAACACGGTGATTGCCGAGGCCGCGGGCGAGGGCGATGAGGGAATGGCGGGGGTCGCCCACGTCATTCAGAACCGTTCGAAGATTCGCGGTCAGTCGATCGGCGATGTCGTCAGAGATCCAGACCAGTTCACAGGCTATTCCAAGCCGGGCCCCAAAGCGCAGGAAGCAATGCGCGACCCGCAAATGCGGGCGAGGGCGGAGAACATCGTCCGATCGGTGATGGCGGGAAAAGGAGAGGACCCGACTGGCGGCGCAGATCACTACCACGCCGACTATGTCAGCCCTTATTGGGCGAGGTCCATGGCCGAGACGAAGCGCATCGGCAATCACCTCTACTACAATTCCAAGGCAGGCAATAAGCCGCTCAGCTCCGAGACCGCGTTCGTTTCAGAGAATGATGGTTTGGGCCTATTGGGGCCGAAAGGCCAGTTTGGAGACCTGCTGAAAGGTGAACCTTCCGGCCAGACGAAGCCAAAAGGAAGAGGGCTGGCTGACCTGCTCCCCAAGGATCAGTTCGATGCCGATCCCGACAGCGAGAAGAGTTTTGACACGCTGATTTCGAAGCTTCAGCCTGGGAAGCCCAAGAGCTACATCACCGATATGCAGCCGCAGCTGCGGAATGGCCTGACAGCCATGTTCGAGAACGCGCCGGATTACGTCAGAGAAGGCCTTGATCTGCTATCTGGCGCGCGCTCGCCAGAACGGCAGGCACAGATCATCGCCGACCATGCCAACAAGTACGGTTTCGATCGTGAAGCTTGGGTTGCCGACGTCGAGAAGCTCGGACCGGTAGAGGCAGGAAAGAAATGGCGCCCGCAGTTCAGAGCGATCGGGCTGACGAGAAACATCGGGATGCCGGGGACGTCCAAACACCAGACCGGTGAAGCCGGCGATCTGGGCTGGAAGGGCAAAGCCTTCTCCAGCGCGCCGAGGGAAGTCCGCGAGTGGGTCCACGCGAATGCAGGAAACTTCGACCTGCGTTTCCCTATGGCGCACGAGCCTTGGCACATCGAGCACATCAATGCTCGCAGCGGAAAGACCGATGGTTCCGCTGTTCTCGCTACCGCTTTTGTTGACCAAAAAGGCGACGATGCCGACCGCTCACTCAACTCTACGAATAGCGACCAGAACATGAACCGTACTGCTATCGTCATGGACGAAAATTATAAAGCTGGCGACGCTTTCGGCCTCTTTTCCGGCGCCACGAACCCGCTTGAGGCAGAGGCGAAGGCGACAGCCCAGGCCCGCACCGATGCTGCAGCAGCCGAGGCGCAGCGGGTCGAGCAAGAGCGCGTCGCGGCAGAAACAGCAGCCAACAATCAGTCCGTTGATGCCCGCATAGCGGACGGCAAGGGTCGCTATGTGGCGGTCAATGAGAGCGAGCTACCGGACTGGCAGAAGCAGTGGGACGAAAAGAACCGCTCGTCCGGCATCGTTGGCGATATCGTCCGGCGCTTCGGTATGGGCGCTGGTAGCACCAGCCAGTCCATCAACAACCTCAATCGGCTTATCGTCTCCAAATTGCCTGGTGGCGACGGGATCAACGAGGCGCTCGATGGGATTGACCGCTGGTGGGCTGGAAAGACCCAGAACGAGCAGACCCAAGAGAGTATCGATCGGATGTCTGGCAGTCTTTCGCCAGAAGGCGAGGCGGCTCGAGAGAAGAAGTGGTGGGACGAAGAAAACAAGACGCTCGGACCGGCGTGGAAAGATCCGCGAAGCTATATCGGCACCATTGCTGAAAGCGCCCCTGCGACGATTGCCACTATGGCACCTTCGGGCCTGCTCGCTCGAGGCTCCTTTATGGCCGCACGGGCAGCTGGCGCAACGGCAGAGGCCGCAGCAGCGACCGCCGCAAAGACAGCAACGATCGCCGGGGGCATCTCAGAAGGTCTTTTGGGCGGTGCAGATGCTGCTCTGTCAGTCAAACAGCGCATTGCTGAAATCCCGCGTGAGCAGCTTGTCGCCTCAGAGGCAGTAAAGCAGCTCGTCCAGGGCGGATTGTCGGAAGACGACGCCATCAAAGCGCTCAGTGAAGATGCTCAGGTGCAGGCCATGCTCACGGCTGGTGTCATCACCGGAGCCTTTGGCGGTATGGGTGACCGCGCGCTCGCGAAGATCATCGCAGAAGGCGTAGAAGGGGGTATTGCCCGACGGATTGGCGTCGGTGCGGCGAAGGGAATGGTTGGCGAAGGCATCTTCGAAGAAGCGCCGCAAAGCGCAGGCCAGACCATCGCCGAAAACGCTGCGGTAGCGCGCGTGAAGCCTGATCAGGATCTGACGGAAGGTCTGGGCGAATCCGTGGCGAGCGGCGTTGCAGCTGGTGGCGCGATGGGCGGCGGGATGGGTGCCGTCGGGGGCGTCGCTCGTCCGGCCGCAAGCAACACAGGCGCATCCCCAGAGGCTGGGCAGGCAGCCCCGGAACCAACAGCGCCAGTCGAGCCAGATGACCGCGGACCTCTTCGTCGAGCAGCTGATCACGGCCAGCAGCGCCAGGCAGACCGCGGGGCAGCCGCGAATGCTGGTGTCCCGATCGATGGCCGTCCCGGCGTCAAATCCACCGTGCGCGTCGAAGCTGAAGGCGTTGAGCCTTTCATGGGCACGGTTGAAGGTTACGAGGGCGACGAGGCCGTCGTGGTCGATAGCGGAAGCGGGGAAGTCTATCAGGTGCCGTTGGCGAATCTGACCGAGATTGCCCCTCCGGTCGCTGACTACCAGTATCCGGAAAAATCCCAAGACGGGATGCCTGAGCACTCGGCAGACCCAGCGCTGGAGCCATTGCCGCCCATGTCGGCGGAGGTGACGTCAGAAATGCCGCCACGGTCCGAAGATATCCCCGCGACAGAGAAGCGCCCAACAAGGCCGCAGGCAGGCCAGCGCGTCATTGTTGATGATCCAGCAGCGGGCCGCTTCTCCGCCCGGATTGAGCGATATGAGAACGGTGGTACCGAGGCCGTCGTCGTCGATGACGAAGGCAAGCCTTATCAGGTGCCCCTCGAGTCGATGAAGGTCAACGGCCTGACGCCGGCGCAAGTCGAACAACAGGACCTCGAGCGTGATCCGCCTATCGAGCGAGAGATCGGCGATGCAGGGCCGAACAGCCGAAAGATCGGCGACAAGACTGTCGTTCTGCCGGATGAGAAGCACGCCGCGCTCTACGACCTTGCCCGCGAGCAGAACGTAGCCAAGCGCTTCTTTGGCACTTCTCAGCTTGAGATGGATAAGGTTTTTCCAGTAGAGCGTAAGCGGCTTGCGAACGAATTTCGCATCAAGGTGTCGGATCTGGCGACATTGGCCGATGACTACCGGTACCGGGCAGAGCGAGCCGCTAAACAGGCGAAATCCAAGCTTCCGGTCAACATGCATGCGGTGAACGATCGCTTGCTGAAACAGCGCCAATCAGCACTGGCGAAAGAGGCCGGTGAAGCACCGGCACCGACCGCCGATGATGGCGCGGCCTGGTGGGACGTCGATCTAACCGCACAGGATCGCAAGGGCATTCTTGAGCAAGCGGGCGTCAAGCGCTCTGAGCGACTGACATGGGCGGGCATGACGCCGGGCATCCGGAAGAAGCTCACCGATGTGCGGGACGCGCAGCGCGCCGCGGCGGAAGACGTTGAAACGCTCGCAGGGCAGGGCGAGAGCGCCACCGAAGCGGCAGCAAACGAAGCGGCCACTTCGCCTACCAATGACCGTCCGGAGCCCACAGAGGCCCAAAAAGAAGCCGGAAACTATAAGGTCGGGCGTCTGAAGCTGGGCGGCCTCGATGTCTCGATCGAGAACCCCGCTGGATCTACGCGCAAAGGCATATCCTCGTCTGGCAAGGCGTGGTCCGTCGATATGAAGAGCCACTACGGCTACATCCGCGGAACTGTTGGTCGCGACAAAGACCACATCGACGTCTTCGTCCGTCCTGGTACCGAAACGCTCGACGATTCCTCGCCGATCTTTGTCGTCGATCAGAAAGACCCGGCACGTGGTCGCTTTGACGAACACAAGGTCATGGCCGGTTTCGATAACGAAGCGCAGGCACGCGCCGCATATCTCGAAAACTACACCCCTGACTGGAAGGGGCTGGCAGACATCACCCAGACCACGCTTGGCGACTTCAAGACGTGGTTGAAGTCTGGCAAAACGTCAGACCCCTTCGCACCGAAATGGTTTGCGTCGCAGGAGAAGGCGGAGGGCTACGTTGCTAAGAACAAGATGGGCGAGACCCACGAGGTTGTTCAGAGAGGCAAGCGCTTCGAAGTTCTGGAGCGCGCGCGCACCACGCCAGCGGTCCGCAGCGGGAAAGGCACGGAGCTTGATCCAAACGCTCATCCTTGGTCCGATGTTTGGGGGAACGATGCCGATGCGGTCTCTGACGCGCTCAGCAGGATCGCCAGCACCAACGGCGGCGACACGCCAATCTCGGATGCTGTAAAGGCCAACGTCGGCAACAAGGAGCTGCTACAGCTTATCGAGCAGCGTTGGGGCGAAGGCGGCGCAGGTGGCAATCGCTACATGATCGAGACCCGGAAGGGACCGATCGTCACCATCACCCTCGAGAAGGACGGAGGCAACCAACGCATCGTTCTTCGTGGGAAGGAACTGGCAGACGCTATTCGAAAGGAGTTTGCAGTTTCGCTCGAGGATATGCAGAGAGCTGCAAAAGAGCGGGAAAAGCAGGCAGAGACGCCGCAGGAAAAGGCGCAGGAATCATCCGGGGTCGCGGACGATTTGGGCAAGGTGCGCGGCCTTGATGGTCAGACGTATCAGGCTGCTGGGCAGTCTCTCCCCAAAAAGGGGTTGGCTCCTGCAAACATCGGCGCCGATGGTGTAGTGTATGTCGGTGCCGTAGGCAGCCAGCATTTCGTAATCGCAGACAAGCATCACGAGGCCGCGCCTTTTGACAGGGTAGGATTTGTCACGCCGGAGGGTTTGTTTCTTGATCGGAAGCAGGCCTTCGATTGGGTGAATGAGAACGAAGCTCCCATTCGCTCTCGCGAAAGCATGCCTGGAGAACTGGACGCGCTCGATTACAGGGACAAATCGCGGCAGAAGACTAGACCAGCGGAAGAAAAGCTGGAAGAGGCCTCCCCGCCTGCCAGTGGGAACAAGATTTTCACCGAGGACGCCGCGGCCAAGGCTCGCGAGCTTCTACGCAAGAAGCTTGGCGTTCGCGATTTCTCTGTTGAGCAACAGAACACCGATACTCCTTTTCACACACCTACCAGCCTTATTTCGGAGATCGAGAGCGACCTGCCGAAAGAGCTTATCCAACGTCTCACTAATGCTGGTGTCCTTCATGTCGGGGTCGCACGGGACATGGGCCCTGGTATAGGCGAAACTGCATGGGCCACATTAGGAGGCACGATCCACCTCGTAGCCGACCGGATCAGGCAAGGGGCTGGAACAGCAATCCTCTTGCATGAAGCCTTCCATATCGGCCGGAATGAACTCCACAAAGACCCTTCTTGGAAAACTCTCTATCCTCGTCTTGAAGCACTCTACGAGAGTGATACCAAGGACAGCTTCTTTAACGATGCGCGCGCACACGTCGAGGGTGTTGAGGCCGCCCGTGGCCCGTATCCGCCGAAGCGAGGCCAACGGCTCGATGTCGAGGAATTTGGCGCTTATGCCGTTCAATATTATGAGCAGGCACCATCGAGCGTGCGGCGGTGGGTCGATAACCTCATTGGCGCAATCAAATCGTGGCTACTGAGGAGGTTCGGTCGCCAGATCGGCGATGTCACCCCATCTGAACTGCGAGCCTTCGCAATCGCCGCTCTTCGCGACTCTGCGGTTAAAGGCGAAGCGAAAGCTACGGCAGATAAGAAGTTTTCCGTCGGGCTTGACGCAGAAGTTATGCAGGCAGGCATCACTCTGGCTGGCTATCACATCGAAGGCGGATCACGTTCTTTCGAGCGGTACGCGTCAGCGATGCTTGGAGACCTTGGTGAGGGCGTACGTCCTTACCTCAAATCATGGTACATGGGGGTTAAGTATGACCCTCGGGCTGCAGCCTTCGACGGAATGTCCAGCGCCACCGAAGTCGAGTCCGCCGACGTTAACACCTTCACTGGAGCCACCAATGAACCTGAACAATTGGATCGAGCTGGGGCGCCAGCATTGGAAGGAGTTTCTACCGAACCGGTACCGGGAGCTGAAAGCGGCCGGGACGCTGGACCAAGCGCTGAAGGAGGCCGCAGAACAGACCTATCTGGAAGCCGACCAGCTCGAGAAGAACGGGTACCAGCCGGACGAAGCATGGCAGATGGTGAGGGAGAATTACCTGTTGCTGCCACCGGAAGGAAGCCAGCAGACCGAGCCGCAAAGCCAGACGTCGCAGGATCTGATGAGCGCGGCTCGCAGCGGACAGAGAACCGTCGAGATAAAGTAGAACGCACGGCGGCGGTACCGGCGCAGCAGCGCCCGTCGGACTATGTCATCACAGATAGCGATGCATTGGGCGAGGGCGGTCAGAAGTCGAAGTTCCGATCGAACGTCGCCGCGATCGAGCTGGTCAAGCAGCTCGACGAGGAGAAGAGGCCAGCCACCCGCGACGAGCAGGCGGTTCTCGCTAAATGGGTAGGCTGGGGCGGCTTGCGAGCTGCTTTCCCGCGTGAAGATGGCAGTGTTGCCAAGGGCTGGGAAAAGGAAGCGGCGGAGCTGAAATCGCTGCTGACGAAGGAAGAGTATAGCGCCGCCGAGTCATCAACGAGGAACGCGCATTACACGTCGCCTGAAATCGTCGATGCAGCGTGGTCGATTGCGCAGCGCCTTGGCTTTAAGGGAGGCCAAGTGCTCGAGCCATCCGTTGGAGCTGGAAACTTCCTCGGCTTGATGCCAGGCGAAGTGCGCGGCACCTCTCACGTCACCGGCGTCGAGCTGGACCGGATCACGGGCAGTATTGCCAAAAACCTCTATCCATCGGCGAACATTCAGGCCCCGATTGGCTTCGAGAAGCTGACCGTCCCCGATTCCTACTTCGATCTGGCGATCGGCAATCCGCCCTTCGGTTCCGAAAAGCTCTATGACAAAGAGCGGACGCATCTCAACAAGCTGTCGATCCATAATTTCTTCTTTGCCAAGGCGATCGAGACTTTGCGACCAGGTGGCATCCTTGCGATGGTCGTTACCAACCGGTTCTTGGACGGCCAGTCAGCAGCAGCGCGCAACCTCATCCAATCCAAGGCGGATTTCATCGGCGCTATCCGTCTGCCGAATGACGCGTTCTTGAAGAACGCCGGTACCGAAGTCACGACGGACATCGTCATTCTACAACGCCGAGAAGCCGGCGCAGCCCCGAAGGGCAGCGATTGGCTCGAAGTCGTCGACTATCGCGGCAGGGACGGCAACGTCGTACCTCTCAACAAGTATTTCGTCGAAAATCCCGACATGATGCTGGGCGAGTTCGGCGGCTACGGCTCTATGTACGGTCCTAACGAGCCCGCCTTGATCGCTCGAGGCGGTCAGAACACCGCGGCGGAGCTGGCGAAGGCTGTTGAGAAGCTTCCCCAAGACATCATGGGCGATACTGTGCCCATGAGGGTGACAGAAACAGTCACCGTGCCGGAAACTGTCAACGACGTCCAGGTGGGCACGATGTTCTCCGCCCCGGACGGATCAATTCATCTTCGCACCCCTGATCACATCGGCCAGCCCACATCCAAGGCAGTCGATTTCGCCAACGAGACGGCGAAAGAGCGCGTCGCTGGAATGGTCAGAGTGAGGGATGCTTTTGCCAAGCTGAGACGCGCTCAGATTAGTGATACCGCATCGGATCAGCAGATTGATAACCTGCGAAAAAGGTTGAATACCTTCTACGATGCCTTTGTAAACAAACACGGACCTATCAACAGCGACGCAAACAAGCGACTATTCCGAGACGATCCGACGTGGCCGCAAATCAGCGCTCTTGAGCAATCCTTCGACAAGGGTTTGAGCGCGGCACTTGCCAAAAAAACAGGAGAAAAGCCCCGCGCACCTACTGCGACGAAGGCGGCGATCTTCACGCGGCGGACGCAGCAGCCCTATAAGCGGCCAACCAGCGCAAGCAGCGCGAAAGATGCGCTTGCGACGGTTCTCAATGACTATGGTCGGGTCAACCTCGCGGCCATGTCAGACCTATATGGCAAGTCGCAAGAAGCCACCGTTGAAGAGTTGGGGGCTCTCATCTTTAAGACGCCTTCGGGCGCCTATGAGACAGCAGATCAATATCTTTCTGGCAATGTGAAGCAAAAGCTTGCAGAGGCCGAACGCGCCGCCGAGCAGGATCCGGAATACCGCCGCAATGTGAATGCGCTGCGCGACGTGATCCCAGCCGACATCGAGGCGATCGATATCGATGTGAAGCCAGGCGCTCCATGGTTGCCAGCGAACCATGTCGAAGACTTCATTGCTCACATCGCTCAGGGAGCGGTAAAGCCGCGCGCCTATTATTCCGTTGCGAATGCGAAGTGGGACCTCACGGTCTCGCAAGTCACGCCGGCGGCGCAGACACTTTGGGGGACTGACAGAGCTGGCGTAGGGACCGTCCTGAGTGCTGTGATGAACGGTCAGACCATCACGATCTCCGACAGAACGTCAGACGGCAAGACCATCATTGATCAGCCTGCAACCGACGCAGCAAATGAGAAGGTGGAGCGCGTAAAGGCCGAATGGCGTAAGTGGCTCTGGCAGGATGACAAACGCCGCGATGATTTGGCGCGGCTCTATAACGACACGTTCAATACCGATGTCATCCAGCAATTCGATGGGGCACACCTTACGTTGCCGGGCAAGGTTGGCGACGACATCATCGAGCTTCGCCCAAGCCAGAAGAATTTCATCTGGCGCACTTTGCAGAGCGGTACCGCGCTTGCCGATCACACCGTGGGAGCGGGGAAGACATTCGCGGCGATCGCCTCGGTCATGGAGAAGCGCCGAACCGGCCAGGCCCGCAAACCGATGATGGTGGTACCGAACCATCTCGTCGGGCAGTGGGCAGCCGACTTCGTGCGCCTTTATCCAGGCGCGAAGGTGCTGGCAGCCACAAAGCAGGATTTTGAGAAGGAACGGCGGAAACGTCTTTTCGCTCGCATAGCCACCGGCGATTGGGACGCGGTCATTGTCGCTCACTCCTCATTCGGCAGAATCGGCGTTGATCCGAATTATGAGGCGAAGTTCATCCAGCAGCAGATGGATGATCTGGAAGCCTCGCTGGCAGAGGTACGGCGCGAAACCGGGCAGAAGAGCCGAAACGTGGCGCAGCTGACCAAGTGGCGCGACAACCTGAAAGCCAAGATGGAGCGGCTGCTCGATTCCGGCCGCAAGGATGACGGCCTTACCTTCGACGAGCTGGGCGTCGATGCGCTCTATGTCGACGAGGCGCACGAGTTCAAGAACCTCGCTTACTCGACATCGATGCAACGTGTGGCTGGTCTCGGCAACATGGCCGGATCCTCAAAGGCCGCCGACCTCTACATGAAGTCGCGGTTCATCCTTGAAAAGACCGGTGGCAACAACCTTGTGTTCCTCACTGGCACTCCGCTGTCGAACACGATGGCCGAAATGTACACCGTTCAGCGCTATCTCGACGAGAAGGCACTGCGGGCGATGGGCGTGGCGCATTTCGATGCGTGGGCGCGTGTCTTTGGCGAAGTCGTCACCGATTGGGAACTGTCACCGTCCGGTCAGTATAAGCTCAACAGCCGCTTCTCCAAGTTCGTGAACGTTCCGGAGCTGATGCAGCGGTACCGCAGCTTCGCCGACGTCATCACCAACGACGACATCAAGGCGCAGCTTGCCGCACAGGGTAAGAAGTTCCCTCTGCCAAAGGTCAAGGGCGGCAAGCCTACCAACATCGTAGTGGAGCGCTCCCCAGATCAGGCAGCTTACATTGGCGTGGGGCAGGCCGATGATGCCGGCAACCTGGTGTTCCCGAATGGGTCTCTTGTCTGGCGGGCCGAGAACCTGCCGAAGAAGGCCGAGAAGGGCAAAGACAACATGCTGAAAGTCATGTCGGACGCCCGCAAGGCGGCGCTCGATATGCGTCTGATCGACCCACGCTATCCGGACCACCCAAAATCGAAGACCCATCGTGCCGCAAACGAGATGACGCGGATCTACAAGTCGTCAAAAGAAGATCGCGGTACCCAGCTCGTCTTTATCGACCTCTCGACGCCGAAGAATGCACAGGCCGCAGAAGCTGCACGTCTTCGTGACCTCATGGAGAAGGCAGACAATGGCGACGAGGCGGCCATCGAGGCGCTCGACAAGATTTCTCCCGACGAGCTGCTCGCGCTCGAGAGCACGTTCTCCGTCTACGATGACCTGAAGCAGAAGCTTATCGATCGCGGTATACCGGAAAGCGAAATCGCCTTTATCCACGATGCCAACACAGAAGCGCAGAAGGAGGAATTGTTCGGAAAGGTCCGTTCAGGCCGCGTCCGCTTCCTCTTCGGCTCTACCGCGAAGATGGGCGCCGGTACCAACGTTCAGAACCGCCTCGTCGCACTGCATCACCTTGATGCACCGTGGCGTCCTTCCGACCTTGAACAGCGTGACGGGCGAGGGATACGCCAGGGCAATGAGCTGTATGCTGCCGATCCGGAAGGTTTCGAGATCGAAATCCTCCGCTATGCCACGAAGAACACGCTTGATGCTCGCCAGTGGCAGACCATCGAGGCCAAGGCGCGGTTTATCCAGCAGGTGCGCAAGGGCGACATGAAAACCCGCGAGATCGAGGACATAGCGGGCGAAGCCGCGAACGCCGCTGAAATGAAAGCAGCCGCTTCCGGCAATCCTCTCATCCTCGAGGAGATGGACACGCGCCGCAAGCTGAGACAGCTTGAGGGCCAGTCTATCGAGCACGATCGTGAGCAGCATCGCGTGAAGGGCAAGATCAAGTCGCTCGAAGATGAAGCGGACCGGTTGCAGCGTGGTCTTTCAAAGGTCGAAGCCGATGCCGATTTGGCGCGGAAGGTTCCCGAGGAGTTCGCCGGTACCGTCGGTGGTGAAACGTTTGAAAAGCGCAAAGACTTTGGCGCGGCCGTCGTCGCGGCGATGCGAAAAGAGCTGATCGACAAGGAAGGCGTTCGCGAGATCGGCGAGTATGCCGGTTTCAAGATCGGCATTGACCCTTTGGGATTTGGCAGAGCGTTTAACGTGACGCTTGAGGGCGCGCGGGAATACACTGTTCCAGTCGACGACGCTTCCGACGTCGATGCTGCTGGTCTCGCGCAGCGCATCATTAATACCGTGAAGCGCCTCGCAAACCAGCCAGCGATCGACAAAGAGCGCATCAGCGAGGCAAAAGCGCAGGTCCCCGCCCTGCAAAAGCAGATCGGCGCGTGGGAAGGCGCTCAGGAGCTTGCCGATATAGCCGCTCGTCATCGCCGGATTTTGGACGCGCTGAAGCCTCAGCCCAAGAGTGCCAAGACGTCAGTCAAGGTCGAAGCTGGTGAGGTGGACGCCCCGATCGCGAACAAGCGTCCTGATCCTGTCGTCATAGCTATAGCCAATGATCTGCAAACCGTCGGCATACCGGCTGCGCCCAATAGCACGGCCATCTTCCAGTGGGCGAAGGACACTATCGCTCGCTTCGGAAAGTCTGGGCACGAATACCTTATGGCAGTCGATGACGATGGAAGCGTGGTCGAGTTTGGTACCGCCAAGAAGAAGGCAGCGACCGGTATCAACAACAAGCTCTATGGCGCGCTCCTAAATCCTGATCGCCGTCTGGTCGTGTTCCACAATCACCCGAGCAACGGCCCGCTGAGTGTCGCGGATATCTCAATGATGGGCTTGCCCGGGTTGCACTCGGTTTGGGCCTTCGGTGCCAATGGCATGCAGATGCGCGCCGTTCTCACCCCGGAGGCGGAAGCCGTCATGCGTGCCGCAGCGGACCCCAATCAGACCGTGAAAGCGTGGCGCGACATCTTATCTTCAGCGCTTGAGCAGGTCGATGCGTTCTTACGCCCTCTCGTCACTGGCGGTTCGATCGATGTTGATGCTGGTAATACGGCCTACACCAATACGGCGACAATTCTGGCCCAAAAGGCCGGTCTTATCGACATTTCCTCAAATACGAACTATGATACCTCCGCCATCGAGGGCTTGAATGCCAAGCTCGATAAATTGGCGGTCGCTCTGAAGGAACAGATCAGCGATGGCACAGCAGGCAGCACCGATAAGGGGATTTCACGACGACCCGCCCGCGACGTTCGACACGTTGCAGAGGTGGAGGGATTGGCACGCATCGGTGAGCCAGTGGTCGGCACGCGACCCGGACCGGCAGGCCTATCTGAAACAGGCGCGCCAGATTATCAGAGAAAAGAGCGCCGAGCAGAACGACAGCCAGGCCGTGTCGAACGCGTAACCCAATCGCGCATCGTCGAGGAGCTGCGCGGTAAGCTGACCGATTTGCAGCCTGCGCTCCTGAAAACCATCCCTCTCAACTATTTCTCAGAACTTGCTCGATCGAACATGACGGCGGTTGGCGACTATCTGCGCGTCAAGCGCTTGATGGATGCCTTCAGGGGGACGAAGCATGCCGAGGCCGATTCCGTGGCACAGGAGTGGTTGAAATACACCCGCCTGGGCTACGCTGGTAAGGACAAAGCCAAGGCGCAGGAACTTGCTGACCTGATGCATGACGCTACCCTCGCTGGCGTCGATCCAGCGGCCACCGACAAAGAGACCAAGGCTCTCGCCGGCTATGACCATTTGCGCAAGCGTTTCATGGCGCTGCCGCCAAAGGGGCGCGATCTCTACGTGAAGGTCAGGGACGCATATTGGGAGCAGTCGATGGAGCTTGACGAGATCTTGCTCGACAATGTGCGCAAGGCGCAACAGATCGCCGAGAAAAACGCCGAGGATCGTTACAAGCTCACGATGCAGAAGATCAAGGACGCTGGACTGAGCGGCATTGATCGCAAGAACGCCGAGGAAGACGCCACCAGCGCCTACAAGGCGGAGACGACAAAATCCCGCTGGGCCGCGAAAGCCCGCCTGACCAGAATGCGCATTGCGTTCGAATCCAGCCGGGTGCAGCCTCCATATTTTCCTCTTGGCCGTTTCGGTCGGTATTTTGCGACCGTGCGGGACATCGATGGAAGGGTGCTGAGCTTCTCAAAGCACGAGACCGTCGCTGAACGCGATCGGATGGCGCGTGAGCTGCGAGCTGAATATCCGGCCGGAAAAGTCGAAGTCGGCGTGATGGAAGCCGGCGGTGACATGCGCAAGGCTATGGACCCGCGCATCGTCGCAGAAATCGAGGAGATTTTGGGCGGCGCGAACATTGGCGGCGACGTCATGGATCAGATATGGCAGCGATACCTCGAGTCGATGCCAGACTTGTCTACCCGCAAGCGCTTCATCCACCGTAAGGGCACTGCGGGTTACAGCAAGGATGCGCTGCGCGTCTTCTCCTCACACATGTTCCACGCCGCCCACCAGATGGCACGCCTGAAATACGGCCTCGAGCTTCAGGAGCTGGTCAACAACACGGTTGACCAGGCGAAGGAGAGCGACGATCAGACCCGCGCCATGACGTTGGCGAATGAGCTTTCCAGCCGCCACAAGTGGGTGATGAACCCGACTGGCAGCAAGGTCGCTCAGACGATGACGAGCACCGCCTTCGTGTGGTACCTCGCTGCATCCCCCGGTGCCGCTCTGATCAACATGACGCAAACTGTCATGCTTGGCCTGCCTATTCTGGCTGCCAAATTCGGAGGCTTTAAGCAGGCAGCAGTAGCGCTCAGTAAAGCTTCCGCCGATTCTGTAGCTGGCAAGGGCAGTGTGGTTAGCGATCGCCTCGCACCGGACGAGCGGCGAGCGATGGACGCGTTCTACGAATCCGGGTTGATCGACAGAACACAAAGCCACGACCTCGCCGGCGTCGGCGAAACTGGCGTAGAGTACACCCCGCTGCGAGCGAAGGTGATGGAGAAGATTTCGTGGGCGTTCCACCGCGCCGAGGTCTGGAACCGTGAGGTGACTGCACTCGCTGCCTACCGCATGGCCCGCGCTGCAGGTCAAAACATGTCCGATGCGATCGACACCGCCCACGATCTGACGTGGAAGACGCACTTCGACTATTCCAACAGCTCGAGGCCCGCCGTCCTGCAGAACGACTTCGCAAAGGTCGCTCTCGTTTTCCGCCAGCACAACATCAACATGCTTTATCGCGTGGCGCGTGACATCCACCAGTCGGTAAAGGGCGAAACTGCGCAAGCTCGCCGTGAGGCCCGGTACCAGCTCGCCGGCGTGATCGGGATGATGGCGGCTATGGCTGGTGTGACAGGGACGATGGGCTTCAGCGTTGCCATGATGATCGCTGGGGCGATGTTTGGCGACGACGATGACCCAATGGCGTTCGAAGATCAGTTCAAGGCCGACGTCGTCGATATCCTTGGGCCGCAGCTGGGTGGCGTTCTCCTGAACGGCGTGCCAGGCCATTATCTCGGAATCGACCTCTCCTCACGCATCGGCATGCCGGATCTGTGGTTCCGCTCGCCGACAAGGGAGCTCCAGGGGAAAGACGAGTACCAATACTGGCTATCGCAGAGCCTCGGCGCAACGGTCAGCTTGGGTGAACAGCTCTACACCGGCTTCAAGGTTATGACGGATGATGGCGACGTGGCCCGCGGCATTGAGATGATGGCGCCGAAGGCGGTTCGCGACCTGATGAAAGCCTATCGATATTCGCAGGACGGCGTTGCGACGATCGGCAAGGATCAGATACTCAGTGCCGACCAGATCGACGCGACAGATATTGTCGCGCAGGCCATGGGCTTCACCCCCGCCAAGATTGCAGAGACGTGGGAGCGAAACAGCGCACTGAAGAACGCAGAGACCCGCGTCAAGCGAACCCGGCAGTCGTTGATCAACAGATGGGCGATGGCGACGATGGCGGGGGACAAGGATGCCGCGGCAGAGGTGCTGGAAAGCATCAAGCGGTTCAACTCTCTCCCTGTCCACGCTGGTTTCCCGATCAAGGGAGAAACCCTCAAACGCTCGATTCAGACACGCGCCACCAACGCGGCAAAAAGGGAAGACGGCGTTCTGATCGGCAACAAGGCGTTGGGGGCGTCGCTGAGAGAGAGATTGGCTGATCCAGTCTACCGATAACGAAAAGCGCCGCAGATGCGGCGCTTTTTTGATTTATGCTGGACTTTCTAGTGGGCTAAGGATTTAGCCCGATGCCGACTTGCCGGGATCGCAGCTGCTCTTGAACCGCTTTCGGCCACTGCCATTCGGGAATGCCCGCCTCGCTAAGCGCCGCGCCTATCCTTTCAGCAGGCACACCTTGTTCAAGTGCAGCGTTGGCCTGCGCCAGCGCTTGTTCGGGGCTCGGCGCGTTCGCCGCCTGGGTGCCACCGCTCGCGGCAGCCTTTGCTTTCATGTCTTCAAAGCGTCGGGTCACGCCTTCTTGAGCGCGTGGAGAAACCCCTCCAATGGTCCGCGTTTTTGGCTGAGAAGTTGCTTCGTCGTCTTTCACCCGACGATCATTTGTTTTTGCGGGGGCCGCTTTCCCTTGAGCCTGCTGAACAGGTTTCCCGGTGGCCGTATCGACAAGCACCTTCCGCTCTGTGGGAGGTTTAGCACCAACGCCAGCTAGGCCGACCTGACCGTCCCCACGTTGCAGTGAGACCTCTTGGTCGATCAGCTTTTCCTTCTCCTCTGCCGACATGTCGTCGAACTTCTTGTCGGTACCGCCCAGGCCACCGTCGAACCTTTTGCGCAATGATGTGATGGCGTCGCCGCGATGCTTGTTATCGCCAACGCCGTATTGCTTATCGATTTTCTTCTTCTCTTCGTACTGGCGCAGCTCGCCGGCATCTTTATCAGCCGCTGCGCGAGCTGCTCTCTGGCTTTCCCACGCTGCCTCGGGGTTTGCGAACCGCGCAATGACGTCAGGAATCCTGTCGTTTGGAACGTCAGAATAGCTTTCCTTTCCATCAGGGCCAGTGGCGTAGATCCGCATCCCGACCGCGGGGCCTCCTGCCTCTCTCACGATGGGCTCGTATCGCAGGCCTTTGAGTGGGTTGTTGCCATACCCTTTCAGACCAGCGATTGTGACGGTGTCATTAAGGGCTCCGGCATAGTCGCCGGTCTGTGCCTTCGTGATAGCGCCGGCAAACAGGCGCGCGCCAGTCTTCGCATCCTCAGTTTCTCCCCATTTCTGAACCCGGTCTGCGTTCTCAATGTCACCATTGGCGAGATAGGTGTTTCTCATCTTCGGGAGAGCGAACTTGTTCCAGAACTGGTCGAAGTCGCCCGGCTGCTGAGTGCCGGCGTTGACCTGCGCGTCGAACGTGGTCTTGGCGTCGGCGTTGATCTTGTCGATCTCAGTGCGCTGCGCGATCGCACGGTTATATTCGACGTCCTGTCGATCTGCCAAAACCTTGGCACGCTCATCAGCGACCTTCTTCCGCTCTTCGTTCTCCCAGCCTTGCCGGATCTGTTGACCCTTGGCAAACCCGTCCATGAAACCGCCCAAACCGATTGCGAAGCTCATGCTGCTTTGTCCTTCTGAGTTTTAACCTTTGGTACAGAACCCTTGCGGGTGGCGGCTTCGGAGCCGCCGAGGCCGATTGCTTCGATGACAGCGTCCAGCTTGTTGTCGACGTCCTGGACGGCCTTCATTGTGATACCGATCGCATCCTGCGCAGCGATGTTCTGCCCGTCGCCCAAGCCAGTCTGCTTGGTGAAGTCTTGGGCATAGGTGCCGATGTGGCGCCCTTCGTCGGCCACGCCTTCCTTATAGTCCCAAGCCTCAACAGGCATTGCCTTCAGCGCCTCGAGCGCTTCGCCGTCTTCGATGGTCTCTTTGTTCTCTTTCGCGTTCTCGTCTGACTTGAATAGCAGCCCGCCGATTCCGCCCAAAAAGCTGCCGATGCCTTGCGCCCCAGCCGCATTCATTTGCTGCTTCGTCTTCCAAGCGTCCAGCTGCAGGCCATACTGCTGGTTCAGCGTGCTCGCCTGGCCAGCATATCCCTGCATAGCACCGCTAAATCCAGAGTTCATGATGGTGGAAGCAGCAAGCGCCTGGCCGTTCGTCGCTTGGTTGCCCGATAGAGCGGTACCGCTCGCCGCGACGCTGCCGCCAGCACCCGCAGCGGCCTGCGCTGGCAAGCCTTTCCCGAGGTTAACGACGTCGGCCTTCAGAGCGAGCGCCTTATCCCTTACGCCCTGCCTTGCCGTATTGGCCGCGCCAGCTTCAGCAAGTGAAGCGCCGAGGTCAGAGGCTGCCTGGACACCGGCAAATCGACCGCTGCCGGGTGTGACACCCATAGAAGCATTGGCGCGCTCTGTGGCCGCGCGATTGGTTGCTGCTGCGGTCTGGACGTCGGCGCGGGCCTCTGCAGCTGCTTCTGCCTGCTTGGCCTCGGTACCGTAATTTTTGGCCTCATTGATGAACTCGTCTTCAATGGGCTTGTAGACGCTCTCATAGCGGGCACGGTCCTCTTTCGACCATTTAGCCTGGTCAGTCGCGAGGCCGAGCTGCTGTTCGGTGACTTTGTTGGTGAGGGCGTCCAGCTCTTTCTGGCGAACTTCGGATACCGCGAAAGCATCCTTGGCGAACGCAAGCCAGTTTTCACCGGTCTGCGCCTGCATGAGAGCGGCTTTGCCAATCTGAGGATCTGGTGCTGGTGCTGAATTGCTGCTTTTGCCCATAGTGCTGCCTTCTGGTGAGGGTCAGCGCTCATGCGCAATTTGCTATCTATATATCGCGATGCCCGGTTTTTCCAGCGAAGCGTTCTGGTAGCCAGCGGCATTCCTCTCGCAACATACCGTAGACAATCAGATCTTCGCCGGCGTCGCCGGCCTTACGCATGAGACCTTCGCGCTTGAAGCCGAAATGCTCGTTAAATCTGATAGCATCGGCATTGTTGACCGAGACAAAGCTGTTGAGGCGAGGGTAGGCAAGTTGGATAAAGGGGTAGGCAAAAACCTTGATGATCAACTCGCGCGTGATCCAGCGCCGGCCGCCATCGGAAACGACAGATACCCAACAGCCGCGGGTGGTGAAGGAATCGAAGACAACAATCCCGTGGACGTCGTCGCCCGTGCATATTGCAATGGCCTTTGCGTCGTCGCGAAAGCTCAGCTTGCCGCGCTTAGCTGCTAGCGCCACCAGCTCGTCACTCGGCGAGTAGATAACCTGCTTCTTCACCGTAGAAGCTTCCCCTGCAAGGCTTGAGCGACGGCGTTAAGCCGGTTCGATATCTCCTTGATGTCCTTGAGCAAGGAGTTGAAGTCGTCTGGGGTCGGTGCCGCCGTCACCTCTTTCGTCTTCACCTGGGCGAGCTGGAGCAGCTCACGCACGTCCTCGAGCCGAACAGCGGCTCGCTCTCGCGACCCGGAGCGTGAACCGTCAAGCACTTCGAGCTTTTCGATGTGATTTGGCTGCATCGTTAGACTCGCAGTTCATCGACGGAGGTCGCCAAGGATATGGATCCGATCGGGATGTTCGACTGAACTGCTATCTCCCAGCAGCGCGCGTTTTTCGCCGCCAACCGGCATACGGAACCGATTTTGGTTGCGGTACCGACGAGCACGCCGTCAGCAAACACACTGATGCTCGCCGACATGGGGGCAGGTAGCGGTAGGAGGGCGTCGTCGGCCAGTACCATCTCTCCGAGAGCGCTGTCATTGACAGCCGACATGAGGTGCCCAGACGCAAATATCACAGCGTTCTCTGCGGTTATTCTCGCTCGCTCGGCTTCGATCCTGGCACCATTGCTCGCGTCGCCGATCGAGCCCTGATCCACCAGAATTGCGCCAAACGTGCCAGGCCGCGGCATCCAGAACTCTTTCGAGCGCCAAGAGTAGCGCTCCGGAAAACCTGCCGGATCATCAAAACGATAGACGTTTGTGTCTCCGGGCCGCTTAAAGAAAAGCGCCGAGGTCTCGATGTCGAAAAACACTGCATCGGCGGTCTCGCCGGATCGGGTAAGGAATGGCGCGGCGTTGATGTTGATGAATAGCGCGCCGGCAGATCTGTTCCCAGCGACGTCTGTCTTGTCATAGAACATCAGATAAATGTTGCCATGCTGAGCGCCAAGGGCGGTCTGCGGGGAAAGCGCCTGCCACTCATCGCGGCGGAATAGCTGTTCCGTGACGAAATCGACCTCTCCCGATGCTCTGACGGAGACCAGCCCGTCATTGCTGGGGTAGCAAATAGCGAAGCCCAGATCGACGATGCCGCGGGCATTTATGCAGGGGAAATTCGCCTCTAGCTTTACAGCCTGCATGGAATCGGGGTGAGAGCCGGTCATCATGTAGGGGTTCGCTTTGGTCAGCACCACGAGAACCGCACCGATGGAGGCAAGACCGACAACATCGCTGTCGCATGCCATGACATACTTTTCAGGCCAGGCATGGGGGCGCCATGGTTCGCAGAAGTAGACATCGCGCCCGACAAACGCTGCCATCATACCGTTGGGCATCGACGTGATGCCAGACAGGCCGTCTTTGGGCTCATCCCAGCCAGCTGACGGTAAAGCTTCCTGAAACGCGTCTACAGCAATATTGTCGACGAAGTCGCTGGCCGATGCTGCCCGTTCTTTGATCAGGTAAAGATATGTGCCGCTTGATCCGGTCTGCGACCGGTAGATGCGTTGAAGAGTGATAGATCTGCCCGCAGGCGCAGCAGCGAAACCGCTCAACGTGACGGTTTGACCCGGCTTCCAGTCCACGCGCGGAGACGCGGGGGATGGCGCGGTCTCCTCGCCGAAGCTCGTCACGAAGGTGTAGACGTAGGTGCGCGTCTGGGTATCGCCTGTGCCCGCTCCTCCAACGGCTGCTGCCAGTGCCGAAGTGGGGCGAGGGACGCGTAGCGGGTAAACGGCGTTCGCAATGCGGACCTTGGGGGCGCCGTCGCCGGTGTAATAGAGGCGGTCCTGCGCTACAGGGCCGGGGACTGCATCAACGTCGGTAGGCCACGACAGCCATTCGCCCTGGTGACGATAAATCGTCTTTGCGCCAGTGGTGACGCTTTCGCCGGTTTGCAATGAACCGTTGATAGGCGTCAAACCGCCGTCGTCGAGACGCACGCCGATCGCTTCTGTTGCGGCCGTTTCGGGCAAAAGACGCGGGATGATCAGCGGCTTTTCGCCGGCAAAGGCGGACAGGGTAATACGAGCCAAAACTAGCCTCCTTGCTCACGCGTGCGAAGCGTTAGGCCACCATGGCCTTCACCCACATCTCGTCCACTTTGGCAGGAGATAAAGCTAGCGCCTGTGCGATCAGCAGAAGCGTGGGGTGATTCCTGTTGAAGCTTTGAGCATCGGCCCATTCGATCTTGGCCTCTTCCTTCTGCAATCCCTCGGGCATCGCCTCTATGAGCGCCTCCACACCTGCGAGGGCAATGCCTTCGCGAACGAGCGTTAGGCGGAGTTGACGCCGAGTGACAGGAGAGAGAACGACCTCGGGCGTAAAGGGGAGCCACGCGCCGTCCTTCCAGACTTGCCGGGCATCCTGCGGAGAGGTCGGCACCTCAACACCCGCCGACAACTCGGGGGGCAGGTTCTCAGTGGGGCCATCGTAGCTGCCGATATACGCGCCTTCTTTATCGACAAAAAACCGCTGTTTCATAGCCACGCCCTCACTTTCAGTTTCCAGCTCGCTACTGTGAGACCGAATAAGACCCCGGTAGACCAGTTACCGACTACGCCAATGCCTCCGGTGCCTACCTTGCCGTAAACGTTGGATGCGTCTGCTTTAAGAGCCACGCCGTAGCTGCCGTTTCCGCCGTTGACAGCCCATTGATGGTCAACTCGAATTTCGTCACCTACCGAGTACCCCTGATCCGCTGTGGCGCACACGAGATAGCACTCAAGTCTTTTAGGTTTCGCGCCAAGAGGATGGGCGAGCGTCAGGTTTCCGCCCGCCGCAATGGTCTGCTCACTACTTGCCCAGCCCGCCTGCTTGTCTGTCAGACTGGAGAGATTTGCTGTCAGTGTCTGCACGCTATTGGTCAAGGCCGCGAGGTCCAAGCTCCCCGGCACTTGATCCGCCGCATATGCCTTGATCCAGTAGGTAAAGGTCTTGTTGACCGGACGCGTTTCGGCAGCAACGCGTGGGGTGCCATTGTTGCCGTCCGGTAGGGTTGGACCGTGTCCGTTAGCCTGCGGCTGAGCGACGTTCGTCACGTCGTCATATAGTTGGTAGACGGTGTTGTATTGATTGTTGTTGACGACAGCAGAACGGTAGCCCCCCGCCGCTAGGTTGACGGGATGCCTGTGGCCCTGAAGCGCGTCCTGCTGCGCTGAACCGAATACACGCCCACTGTCTACAACCTGACCAGAACGCCAGCCGCGCGGAAAATAACCGCCCATGTCTTCAATGATCGGGTTGCCGCTGCCATCGACGCTCGCCCCATTCGCCAACAACCAAGCTCTGAGCTGGGGGTAGGCGGTAGTGCAAGGGGCGCCATTATGGAGAAGAAAGCCAGGCGGTGGGGTGCTCCCGTTGCTTTGCATCATGATCGTAGTGCCGATAGGCAGCTCGATCTGTTGGACTTTGGTCGTGAGGTTCGTTATCGCGGTGTTCACGTTGGCTAAGGCGGTTGCCATAGTCGTCGCGAACTGGGGATCATTTCCTAATGCGTCAGCCAGCTCCTTGAGTGTGTCCAGCGTAGAAGGCGAGCTGGCGACTAAGTCAGCGATCTTTTGTTGAATGAGCGCAGTCATCGTTGCGGTGTCGGCTTTGTCATCCAAGGCGGTGTCAACGCTAGCGATCGAAGTCACCAGGTCGGCGATCACTGCATTGGTCACCCTGATGTCGATTCGAGAGCCAGCAGGAAACTCCTTCGCCGTTGTCCCCTCCTGCGCGCGCAGCAGGGTAAGGGTCGGCCCAGTGCGTGCAGTAACTCGCACGATTTCGCGATTGCCCGCTGCGTCGACGATAGTGGCGGGGTGCCAGTCACCGACGGTAAGCACCGGGAATTTACCCGCGTCACCGTTCTGGATCGACAGCGTCGTCGCGTCCAGCGTGATCGACGATGCCAGGGTTGAAATAGCAAGGTTGGCGAGCTTGAGTGCCATCAGTAATAGCTCCCCTTGGTTCGTGGGCGGGCGCCCTGTTGGCCTTTGGCGACTTTCATGGGGAGACTGTCGAGAAATGCGGCGAATTCGCTCTGCAACAGCGTTCCCATCTGCGGATTGGGCCCTGTGTCATCTGTCGGCAGCATCAGGACACGCGCCGCCGCGCCTTTTCCGATCTCGGTGCCATAATTGTCGACGAGGAAATCTGGAAGCGTGAGGGCAGATCTCGAGGGTTTCAGGATAAGCCGAACATTCAACGTCCCTGCATTGAACGGGACGACTTGGATCACACCAGGCTTGATCTGAGTGATGAACCGGGATGTGGCACCGGTTGGTTCTTCCTCGTCCCAGCCTGGAGAATTCTCGTCGAGCCATTCCGGTGTCTGCGGGGTGAGCGGGACACCATTGATGGTTGCTTTCTCGATACGAACGATCTCCGCGTCCGTTACCGACGTCAGTTCGCTTCCTTCGTCATCGTCGATCGTGATCGAGGTGCGCTCGCGCCAGAGATCGACCTTCTCGCAGATGGCGCGTGCCGCCTCACGAAGGTAACGCACAGCGGCAGGATCAGAACAGTTTGGCGCGTGGATCAGGACTTCAGGAAGCAGCTCGTCGATGTCGCGCATCAGCGCCTCCTATTCGGATTTGCTGCGGTTTCGACCTGTACCTTGATGCCGATCGCTGCGGCGAACATCTGGTAATGGGAGAGTGCCTTGTTCGGGTCGCCGGCAATGTCATCTTTGGAGAAAGCACGGAACAGCACATAGTCAAGCAGTGGAACGGAGTAGGGCTCTGGTAGACCTGTCTCAACATTCCATGCGTCGAGCGTCGCCTCGTCCGTGTTTGCGATGGGTGAGACCGGGGCAGGGAGGTAGGATATCGCCGCTTCGACTATCCCGGTGCCGTCATTGCCTGGGTAGGAGTAGAACTCGAGCGGCAAGTTCTCGTCGAACACGACCTGGCGCACTTCCTTCCGGAATGGTTGAGCGGTGGGGCTGTGCCAGTTCGGCTCCTGTGCATCCAGCAGCGCTCGAGCCGCCGTCCGGATTGCCCTGCCACCAATGCGGTTTGGGCCAGCATCGACGAGGTTGCGATTGACCCCAAGAAGCTGCAAGGGCGTCACACCATCGATAGTATCCGGCAGAACGTGATGCGTTCCAGCGCCCAGCGCGATCGGTGCGGTCTTTGAGGATGATGATGGCTTTGCGAGAATGACGGCCTTGACGGCTTCATTCAGCCAAGCGGCCAGCTCTGGGAGAGGCCAGCGCACATACTCCTGATCAAGGAGCTGGACGCCGGCGTTCTTTAGGATGTCTTTTGCCTTCGGCATAGATCACGCTTTGCTGGTTGCGCGGGCCTTTTTCGGCTTGACTTCAGGGGCAGGGGCAACACCTTCTTCGGTGCCTTCGGTGCCTTCGGTGCCTTCGGTGCCTTCGGTGCCTTCGGTGCCTTCGGTGCCTTCGGTGCCTTCGGTGCCTTCGGTGCCTTCCTTCGGTGCCTTCGGTGCCTTCGGTGCCTTCGCCTGGCGTTCCGCCGCTCAGAAACGCGGGGAGTTCAGTTTCTTCCGGCTGCTCTGGCACCAGCGGAACTTCACGGTAGTGCTGTACATTCAGGAAGATCGAACGATGAAGCATGCTGCCAACGTCGTTGACGAAGCGGCCATATTCATCGCGTTCGAAATAGTATGACGTTCCGCCGATGGTCTGTTCGGTATAGCCGGTGGTGCACTCGATGACTGTCTTCATGACAAGCTCCTTTGAAAAAGGGGGCTCGCGGCCCCCTCATTGATGCGCCGTGACGGCTGTTACTCAGAGACGAGGAAGACGGTCAGACCCATCTGTCCGGCCACGAACGTTGCGGCTGCCGCCGTGAACTTGATGCCGATCGAGCGATCGTTGTTCGCGGAGCTGGTGCGGTAGGCGCCCTTAGTCAACGGGCGAGCCGCGACACCGTTCTGAGAAATCGTCGAACCGGCGAAGAACTCATTGCCGCACGTGCGTGCCTGGTTCTCTTCGCCGAAAGAGCCGCTCATGATGCCGACGTCGAAGGCAATCGTCGGCGCGGCGTTCGAATCGAGATCGTCGCTGTCAGCGATGATTTCAGCGACACGGCAGTTGGAGGGGATGCAGGCAAGCTCCAGAATGTCGCCAACGGCTGGGTTGGCGGCGATCTGGTGCGAGAAGCGGATAGCGACCACTTCGCCAGCGGTGGATGGGTAGGAAATGGCTTCCGTGCCCTTGGCATATTTGCTCTGAATGAGCGTCATCTCGAAAGTCCTTCAGGTGGAAGGGTCGCTAAGACCGATGGAAAGGTGAAAGCCCGACCGAAGCCGGGCCAATCGTTAAGCGTTGGGGTCCTTCGCGGCGGTATCGACCGAGATCACACCATAATCGCGACCGTTGAAGCGCGTCTTCTTCACACCGGCGATGACACCGGAAGCGACGACGGGCTCGTTACCGTGGTCCTTGGTTTCTTCCGTCCATGTGTAACGGAAGCCACCGGCAGAGCCGAACGCGATGACGGCGGCTTGGCGGCCGATGAAGAGTGCGCGGCCAGCTTTGACGTTCCCGCCAGCACCGTAGTCACCAAAGCGGATTGCCCACTCGTGGCTGTGAAGCACAGTGTTGTTGACCATGCCGAGGCCACCCTTGAAGATCGGATTATTCCGTCCTTCTGCCGTCGCCGCTGCCTTCTGGATTTCAAGCCAGCCACCGGCGTCGTTGGTGCGCAGGTCATGTTCCTGGAACGGGTTCATGACCATGACGTAGTGCGCTTCGCCATTGATCATGATCGGCATCATGTTGGCGTTCTTCGGGTCTTTGGCCGACATCATGCGGGCCTTGACCTGTGCGCGCTCGATCAGCGACCGGGACATGATGTCCGACGCATCGATCGAGGCCTTAGAGGTGGCGTCGCCACCGTACAGGATGTGATCGGCGTCGGGCGCCTCGATCGGGTTTTCCGCGTGGCCGGTCCATTCAACCGACTCGATGAAGTCTTCGTTGGTGCCGCGCGAGCCGGACAGGTAGATGAAGGTCATCTGGTCGTTGAATTTCGACCAGTAGTCAGAAAGGCGGTTCTTGCCGATCTGGCGCATGTTGTGGGCGGTGCGCTTGCGGGACATTTTGCCGCCAGCAGAAACACCGTGGCGCATCTGGTCAATCTTCAGCTGGTCGCTGAAGAAGCGCAGGCTCTCTTCCTTGCCTTCCAGGCGGTTGTCGCCGTAGGTAGGCTTGTTGCGGAGCTGGACGGACAGGTCGAAGGTGATGGTATCGCCGGCTTCCGATTCGAGATCGGTAAGACGCTGGATCGCGAATTCGTCAGACGTGCCGACGAACTTACGGTCGAAGTAGCTCTTCTTGGTGATGTCAATGAAAAGCCCACCAGACCACTTTTTCTGGGCTTTCGGATCGCCAAAGGCAACCACGGTCTTGGTCATGAGTGATGTCTCCGGTTCAGGAACAAACAGCACTCATGCGCATTGATACTCTGATTACTGGAAATGCTGGATTGTTGCAACACGTAACGCGTGATACTGGAGGAGATCGCTAGCGCATGAGTGCGGCCTCTTCTTCGGAGCGCACACATGACAGCAGCAATCACCAGCACATCCCCCAAAGGCCGGACCTTCATTCGAGGTCACGAAGGCAATCCTCTCACCTGCTACCTTGACCCCGTTGGTATTCCGACGATCGGTACCGGCTACACCATGCGCAGTGCAGCGGTGCGACGCGCGCTGGCGAAAATCGGCATAACCAAGCTGGTTCCCGGAAAGACGAAGATCACAGCGGTGCAGTCCGATGCCATCTTCATCGAGGTGCTGGCAGAGGAATTCGAGCCAGCCGTCGTCAAGAAATCTCCGAACGATCGTCTACAGCACGAGCTGGACGCGGGGGTCTCAGCTGTTTTCAATCTGGGCGTAGGCGCCATGGATTGGCAGTGGGCCAAGCTCTGGCGGAAGGGCGATAAAGGCCCGGCTGCTGACTATCTCGGCACCCATTACAACACTGCTGGCGGCAAGAAGCTGCCGGGGCTGGTTAGGCGTCGCAAGGAAGAAGCGGTCCTTTTCAATCTCGGCATCTACACCGGTGCGGGTGAGGGCGTTCCACGTACCGCTACCGAGACAGCACCAGCTCTTCCGGATCCAGTCGTGAAAGAGGCGCAGACGATCCTTTCGGCAAAGGGCTTCAACCCGGGCGCTATCGATGGGTGGATGGGAGAGAAAACCGCTGCCGCGGTAAAGGCCTATCAGAGTTTTCACCCGCACCTGGTCGCGGACGGTGTTATCGGCTCTGCAACGCTGGCCCAGCTGCGTCGTGACGCCGTTGCCACCAAAGAGGTGGTGCAGGAAGGCGCGGGTTCGCTCATTGGCTCTGGCACCGCTGCATGGGCAATGGGCCTTCCGTGGGGATGGGCCGCTGCCGTCGTGACGATCATCGTGCTGGGGATATTCGTCTATCGGAAGCGCGACGTGATTGCTCGCCGCATCAATACGTTGCTGGGCCGTGAGGTGCCGGTTTGATCTCTCGGCTAACGCTCTATCTCTTGGCTGCGGCAGCCGCAGCATCCTTCGTCGCCACCGGCGTCATCGTCATCAGCCGCAACGCCAAAGAGCGCACGGTCATCAAAATAGAAAGACAGAACAATGCTGCAGGTGACGAAGCGGATGGCGCTCGTGGTAGTTTTGACGATTGCGCTGGCGGGGTGTGGGATTTCGGGTCCGGCGAGTGTCGCCGGGCTGCGCCGAGTGGTCGGAACTGATCTGATCGGCGCGCGCGGAGCCACGCCAGCAGATCAGCGGCGTATTGATAGAACCGTCGTCGGAATTTGCGCCGGCAAGGTCTGGACGCAGCGTGAATGTGCGAGACATGGGGAAGTCTCTCGTGCCGCCTCGATCGCGGGGGCTGAATGATGTCATTCTGGGACTGGCTTAGCACAAGTGAAGGCAAGGTTGCCTTGGCTGGCATTGCAGGATCTGCGGTATCGGTTGCTATGGAGTGGACCGGCGCGCTCTCGAGCCTGCGCAAGTTGTTCGTCGGCGCAGTGACGGCCTACTACCTGAGCCCGATCGGAACCACGCTCTTCCAGTGGGCGTTCGGAGCATTGAGCGTACCGGAAGAGCAATCTGCCAGCGTGGGTGGTTTCATCGTAGGAATCGGCGGTATCATCATCGTCGAGATCATTTTGAAGGCATTTCGCCTCCGCCACGCGGAGATCGGGAGAAGCCGACATGACCAGGCCTAGAGCGAGACACATCAAAGAAGCAGCCAAGCCGCAAGGCCGAGTCGTCGCCGTTGCGGCCATACTCGTCGTGGTCTGGCTGTTCTGCATGCACGTTTAGGCGGCGGACCGCCCGCGCGCCATCTTCGGCACTCCCTGACCGGTCTCGAGCTTCCCCTTCAGAACCTTGATCGGCCCCATCAGAAGTTGGCTCGCCGTAGGCGCGCCCTTCAAGATCCAGTCGGCGTAGATCTGATATAGCTCGCGACGTCGGCGCATATGCTCTGCGCGATCGTAGGCGGCCTTCACAGCGTCTTTTGGCTTATGGGCGAGCATCAGCTCAATGATCTTTTCCTCGTGGGGGAAAGCTTCGTTCATGATCGACGAGAAAGACGATCGGAAGCCGTGAGGAACATGCCTCGAGTGATAGCCAGCTCTGTTCAGCAAATATCCCATCGTATTTTCTGACATCGGCTTTTGCGGCTTTCTGAGATTGGGGAACGCAAATTCAAACCGCCCCGTCACCTTCCTGAGCGCGGTGATCAGCTCCACCGCCTGATCTGACAGCGGAACGTGATGATCGTACGCTTCTTCCGTTTTCAGATGCAGCTTCAGCTTCATGCGATGGGCTGGGATGACCCATATCGGATTTGACGGGTCGATCGCATCCAGCTCGGCCCACGGTGTTTCTGCGAGGACACCTGGTCGAACCGCAGTCAGCGCCAGAAGGCGTATCGCAAGCTTCGTATAGCCGCGGCTGGGCGTGGATGCGACGTCGGCGAGAATCTGCCTGACGCCGTCCAGGGTGATGATCGCCGGCTGGCGACCCTTCTTCAATGGCGCGAGCGCACCTTTGACAATCGATGCGGGGTCCGCGTCGGCGCGGCCGGAAGAAATGGCGTAGACGAAGACGCTCGAAATCCGCTGCCGCAAGCGCTTCGCGGTTTCGATCGCACCACGCTTCTCAACAATCTTCAGCACCCCGAGGACGGTCGGCGCGTCAATGCTCCGGATCGGCATGTCGCCGACGAGGGGAAACACGTCTCGCCTCAAGGTGTCGAGTACGTCACTCGCATGCCTGTCGGTCCAAGTAGGCTTGGTCAGCTCGTGCCACTCTTCCGCAATGACCTGAAACGTCTCCTCGGCTTGCTTCCTGCCGATGACCTTTTCGAGCTTCTTCATCGCCGACGGGTCCTTACCGCCTTTGACGAGCGTCCTGGCATCGTCACGAAGTCGCCGCGCTTCGAAGAGTGTCACCTCTGGATATTGCCCGAGGCCAAGCAGCTTCTCTTTGCCGCCGAAATAGTAGCGGTACCGCCAGATCTTCACGCCTGTCGTGGCGACGAATAAGTGTAGACCGTTGCTGTCGGTGAGCTTGTAGGATTTCTCCTGAGCTTTGGCTTTTCTGATCGCTGTGTCTGTCAGCACGCTTGTTCTCACGATACCCGCTTTTGAAAATCAAAGTACCCGCATTTGTACCCGCTTTTTCACGAGATTGTATCGGAACGCATGGGAACGGGCGGGAACAAAGAAACCCAAAACGATCCGCTGCGCAAGACAAAAACGGAACATATGGGAACGTATGAGAAACATTCGTGGCGGATGGGGTGGGATTCGAACCCACGGTACGGTCTCCCGCACGCCGGTTTTCAAGACCGGTTCCTTAAACCACTCGGACACCCATCCATGTGATTGATATAGTTGAGAAATCTACTTTTTGTTGATTTCTGAAAAACGGCAGTTGCTACCGCTTTGCTACCCAATCATTTGGTCGATGGCTTTCTAGCAGATTGGATTGCGGCGTCAACCTGCTCCGCGGCGTTTGCTTGCATCCCCGGCATTACGTGGGAATAGAGGTCGAGCGTGATCCCGATCGTCGAGTGGCCAAGGCGTTCACTGGCAATCTTTGGGTGGACTCCGGCGGCAAGCAATTGGGTGGCGTGCGAGTGACGCAGATCGTGAAACCTGATCTTGGGCAAAGAAGTCTTTGCCAGCAAGCGCGTCCACTCGTGGGTGAGCGATACAGGTTTGAGCGCGCTACCGTCCACCTGCGCAACCACGAATGAGTCATCATCCGGCCGGATCCCGATTTTCAGTTGTTCCTCTGCCTGGGCGACCCGATGGCGCCTCAGCTCCTCGATCACAGATGAAGACAGAGCAACGACGCGAGACTTACCGGATTTGGTCTCTTTGTATCGAACGACTGTTCCAACCTGTTCGGCGCTTTGCCTTACTGCGATGGTGGCACCTGTCAGGTCGATATCCTTCCAGCGCAAAGCTAGAATTTCCCCTCTGCGAAGCCCGCACAATGAGGCAAGCAGGGCAGGGATGAATACACGGTTCTCGCGGAAGTCATCGAGCATGATCGCCGTCTGTGGCGCGTCGAACGCTTCCATCTGTTGCTTCTCGACTTTCGGCGGTCGCGTGAGCGCCACAGGATTTCGCTTGAGCAAATCCCACTTCACGGCCTGATCCATCGCTGTCAGCATCACGCGGCGGCAGTGATGGACCGTACGTGGCGATAGACCGCCTTTGCCGTCTCTGCGACCATTCTCCAACAGATGGCCCCATGCGCCGTCGATACGGGCTGCAGTGAGCTTGTTGAGGGTAATAGAGCCTATAACCGGCGCGATGTTCTTGAGCAGCAGCTCTTCATAGCGCTGGTGAGTCTTGGGTGAGACGTTGGCTTTCTCATGCTTCAGCCAGCGAATGAAGTAATCGCGCACCGTGGCCTTCGCCGGCTCGACATAGTTGCCGCCGTTGACCTCGGCCACCAGTCTTGCGCACTCGGTCTCAGCTTGGCGTTTGGTGCCGTGGAATGTGTGCCACTTGCGACGACGCTTGCCTGTCTCGGGATCTGGAACGTCAAGGACGATTGCCCATTTCCCGGGAGAACGTTCTGTGATGTGGCCTTTCACTTCTTGTCATCCTCTTCGCTTTTAAGCCGCTCTTCGAATATGAGAATTCTTTCTTCGATGCCCCACTGTAAAACACGCTCTGCCGCTGCGATTGCTTCTTTTGTGTCTCCGTGTGTTCGCAGCTCGTGTGCAGCGTGGGTGACCTTCATCACTTCAATCCAAGCAAGATTAATCGCCTGAGCGATCGCTTCGATATCCTTCTTCTTCTCTGGATGAAGGTCTGCGAACTGAGCGACCTTGTCGAGAAATGTGTCGAGCGCCACGTCGATCGTTCGCCCTGCATCAATAATCCACTCATCGGTTATCATCCCAATTTTCGCGAGCTTTCTGACCGCGTCTGAGCGGGTGGATATCCTATTGTTGAATCTCCAATCGTCTATCGCCTGCAGTTCGTCATCCGACATCATAATCGGAACTCTGTTCTCTCGCGGCTTAACCATCATGCACCCCTAAAGCAGTTTCGGGACAAACCATAAAAAATCGGCACAAAAAGCACAAGTGACGCTTGACGGATTCTTTTACGTGGTTAATGATTAAAAAACGGCACAACTAATGCCGTTAACGCTGATTTTTCGGAGCATGTAAAATGACACTCGATGAAGCACTAACAAAACCGACTATTTCGGTACCTGAGGCAGGAAGACTTTTCTTCGGTCTCGCCCGCAACGCTGCATATGAAGCAGCCAGGAAAGGCGACATCAGCACGATCAAGGTGGGTGGTCGCATTGTGGTGCCTGTCGCACCTCTTGCGGCGAAGCTTGGCCTGCATGCCCGCATCGGAGCGGCAGCATGATCGAACGCCCAGCACTCCCCGATTGGATGCTCGGTCGATCCGACTACGGCCAGAACGCAAAAGGCCCGGCAGAGGCGGCAACCTCTCCGAGCCATGGTCAAATCCACTCCCCATCACAGGACATAGAAATGAACAAGGCAAGCGATACCACGGACGTTTTGAAAAAGAAAGTAAGCGACGAGGCTGTGGCAGATGCCATGCGCACATTGGACGGCGATATCCATGCGTTGCACCACATGTCGGACATCACCGCCGAAAGCTTCGATGCCATTTTCGGCCCAGGCAGCCGCATCGAGAAGAGCAAGGAAGGCGTGGCTTTCCGGATCACGCAGCACGAGTTCAATCAGATGGCCTTTCTCGTGAACAACGTGGCTGAGCGCTGCCATGACCTCCACAAGCGCTTTCAGTCGGCATGGAGCGGGGAGAAGCTGGCATGAGACAGGCACCCATCGAAATCACCCGCGCCCGCATCGAAGCAAAGATCGAGGAGTTGATCGCTCTCCTCGACCTTCTCGACGGGGACGAAAACTTGGAGCCGTATCTTGCTGGTACCGATCCGGCCCACGTGGACCGAGAGTTGGACGACGAGCGAGAGCCTGAGGAAACCGATCAAAACGGTGACGAGCAGGATACCAGCTTCACCGAGGACGAATTTCACACGAGGTTTTTTCAATGACAGATACTCTCACCAACGAAGAGATGGTCGCTCATTGCAACGAGATGTTCGACCGGATTGGTAAAGCCTTCGGAAGAATTATTTTCGGTAGAGCTGTGATGCTTCAAATCCCGCCTGATGAGGTTGAAGAAGGTATCAACGCTGCGGTGGAAGATAGCCGGGATTACTTCAAGGAAGGAGGTCTCTGCGACCACGACGCGGATTTAGCCTGCCGCCAGATCAAGTTGGCGATCGTGCTTGAAGGGCAGCGGATCATCAGTGCCCTTCCTGACGAGATTGGGGGGATACATTGACCAACACCCGCATCGAGGAGGCAGCCAAGTGGCTGTCTCTTCAACAACAACCGCCACAACCGATCATGCAATTTCTTCGGGATAAGTATTCTCTATCCACCTCAGAAGCAGCAAAAACGTGTACACTAGCAAACTCGTTTCGGGCCGAGCGGAGGACGCGGGATTGAAGGCAGCAAGCATTAGTGGGAAACAAGGATCCGAGCGAAATATACTCGGGGCTGCTTCCGCATCTGCACCTGATGATAGCGTCGCGAGAGATGCTGATCTTGGCATCATGCACCATCCCAAGCTTTCGCATGTGCTTACGGGAGAACTGTTCCGCCTCCACAATGCCGGATTTTCACTGCTGCCACTCGGATTAAAACGTGAGCCACTGGTGAAGTTCAGTACCGCAGTTGGTAAGCCTACAAAGCGACTTCCTTTGTCGCTTGTAATAGAAAAAATGGCTGGGGCGGGAAGTGCCAATTACGCCATTCGGCTTGATGGGCTGTTGGTTGTCGACGTGGATACTGACACTCCAGAGGCCCGCTCCTACGTCGAGCGCCGCTTTGGAAACTCCGCTGTTCAAGTCAAGAGCCCGCGCGGTATCCATCATTACTTCCAACACGATGGCAAAACGCCGAAAGCGATCCGCCTTCCTGGCATCTCTATCGACTTCAAGGCGGGATGCCAGTCCCTTATTGCCGGGCCTTACGCTGAGCGTGCCGATGGGCAGCAGTATCTGCCTTTAAAGGGCAAACTCTTGAGCGTCAGTGCTCTACCACTTTTCACCGATAACGATCTGGCGGAGGAAGAGGATTTCGAAGAACCTATGCCACGCTCCGCAACCGGAAAGGTTGCCAGAGGTGATCGCCACCAAAGCCTCAAAAAGCGCGGCATGCAGTTGGTTCACACTGCCGAAGACGAGGCGGATCTATTCGACAATTTGCGGCTCTTTCGCGACTGGGAGTGCGATTTCCCGGAAGAGGTCCCGGATAGCGAAATTGTCTCTCTAGCGCGATGGTTCTGGTTCAAGCGCTGCAATAACGAAATTTGGGGTGGAAGGAATTCTCCCATGGGCATGACGCGAGCTTCGTTCGATCAACTAATCAATGTCAGATACGGCGATCAAGCCTGGCTGCTTTATTCGTTCGTGCATTCCAATCACGAACATGTGGGTCGAGAGTTTTCCATTGTCCCAGAGGCCATTCTCGCCGCGGGGAAGCTGCAAGCTCTCTCCAAAAAGGACATTTACAGAGCCGCCAAGATACTGGTCGATCAAAAGCTTTTGTCCCGAAGGACAGTCAGAGATGGCAAGAAGTGCAAGTACCTGTACCGGATAGCTGGGGGGAGACAGAGAGAGAGGTCTGTTGATTACATCCATGCCCATAATGGGAACCCCAAATTATCGGTTATTGATGGAGGCCAACAATGAAGCAGCTTGATTTATTGGAGTGGGCCGAAGCTCGCCCGACTGCAGAAATCCTCGACTGGCACGCACCATTCGCTAAGCGGGCGATGTCTCGCATCCATGAATACGATGACGATTGGCCGAAGTCGTTTTACCCGGAGAGCGTCATATCGTTTCCGTCGAGGAAGAAAGGCGCTGCATGACACTACCGAAGCTGACGCCCGAACGCCTGGACACGATGTTTCCCTCAAGTTCGAGGGAAAGCCGCTCGTCTCTCGCCACGGAATCGCTCTGGGGTGCGAAGGCGATCAGTCGTTTCATGGGACTGTCAGAAGACACGATATTGCGCCTCGAAAAGCGTGATCCATCATTTCCGGTTCGCCGTCGTGGCGGCCGGATCTTCACGACCCGCACAGAGATTGTGCTCTGGCTTCAGCCTTCAGTTAAGGATCAGCGCGTAACAAGCTGATTTTTGCGGCTTTTTGCGGTTTCTTGCCCGATGGCTAAATGTGCCTGTGGGCGACATTATCCGGCCATGAGCTGGAACCCTTTCAAACGCACGAAGAAAGCACTGACCGACGAGCAGATCCTCGAAATGCTCGGTGGTGGCATCCCGACAGCAACGGGTCTTGCCGTGTCAGCGGAATCGGCGCTGTGCACGCCAGCGGTCGCCGCCGCAGTCCGTACCATCTCGGAAGCCGCTGCATCACTCACTGTCAAGGTCGTTGAGATCAATCCCGACCGGACAGAGACAGAAGTTAAGGATCATCCCGTCACTGCGCTCCTGCGCGACGAAGCAAACGAGTGGACTTCTGGTTTCGAGTTCATCCGCTCGATCATCGTGGATGCGCTCTGTCGGGACCAAGGCGGGCTTGCCTACGTCAACCGCGTCAGCGGCGAGGTCCGAGAGATCATCAGATATCGCCCCGGCTTCATCAACGTCGATTATCCCGACGATACCCTGGCACCGCGCTACAGGATCAACGGCTTCATCCGCAATCCGGCGGACATCATCCATCTGCGCGGACCTTTCGCAAAATCACCGCTGACCCTCTGCCGAGAAGCAATCGGCGTTGCAATGGTTATGGAGCAGCACGCGGCCCGCTTGTTCGGACGTGGTGCGCGCCCTGGTGGCGTGATCGAGAGCGAAAAGCCGCTTGGCGCTGAAGGCTCGAAGGCCATGATCAACGGCTGGAAGACAGCCATGGAAGGCAGCGAGAACGCTGGCCGCACTGCCATCCTCTGGGACGGTGCCAAGTGGAAGCCGATGACGTTCTCCAGCGTGGATGCACAGTTCCAGCAGCTCCGACTTTTCCAGCTTCAGGAGATTGCGAGAGCGTTCAACATCCCGGCCTCCCTTCTTGGTGACATGACCCGCGCCACATGGAGCAACGCCGCCGAAATGCAGCGCCAGTTCCTCCAGCTTTGCCTTGAGCCTTGGCTGCGCGCCCTTGAAAGCGCCCTTCGCCGCGCCCTGTTCTCGAAGGAGGACCGGAAGAAATACGCCATCCGCTTTGATCGCGATGATTTCACCAATGTGGACCTGACAGCCCGCGCCACGGCCATCAGCAGCCTTGTGTCCTCCCGTGTCATCAACCCCAACACCGCCCGCGAGTGGCTGGACCTGCCGCCATATGACGGCGGGGAAGAATACGCCAATCCGAACACCGGATCGAGCCAACCCGGTATGGGCCGCAATGGCGGCCCGACGCTGGATGCCGACGAAACCGGCAACCAAGACGATCCCGACAAGGAGAAGAACGACGATGACGCTTGACGAGATCAAATCCAACCTTGTCGACCAGGACAAAGGCCGTTGGCTTCAGGTGGGTGACCCTTGGGACGGCAAGCCGATCGGCCTCAGCCTACTCATTGCTGGTCCCGACAGCGAGACGCAAAACAAAGCCCGCATCGCCATGATGGACGAATTGGCGGATGCTGCCGACGCCACGGGCAAGGTCTCTTACGAAGGCCGAGAGAAAGCCCGCGTCAACTGTCTGGCGCGCTGCGTCCTTAATTGGGACGTCGCCGCCGACTTCGGCCTCGATGCCAAGTTCGGCCATGCCGCTGTGGTCAAGATTTTGCAGGTGTCGTGGATACAGCACCAGGTCGATGCCTTCGCCGCCGATCGCGCTAACTTCCGCAGCGAGGTGGCGTGATGGATCGCCTCTTCATCGAAACCAAAATGATTGCGGACGACGCCGGCACAGTATCCGGTCTCGCTTGGAAATTCGGGACGCCGGATCGCGTAGGCGACTGGATTGAACCAGGTGCTTTCAAATCTGCAAAGCTGCCTATTCCGATGCTCTTCGGCCACGACATGAACGATCCGATCGGCACATGGGACATCGCGACAGAGAAGTCTGACGGCCTCCACATCACCGGCAAGCTGCTGGTGGACGAGGTTTCCCGAGCCCGCGAAGTTCGGGCCTTGGTCAAATCCGGCGCCGTCCGCGGCCTATCGATCGGCTTCATCACCAAAACCTCGAGCCCACGCAATGGCGGCGGGCGTCTCATCAAATCTCTTGAGCTTCTGGAAGCGTCTCTCGTGACGATCCCGATGCACCCCGGCGCGAAGGTGACTTCGGCCAAGTCGGCAGTTGAGGCGATTTCGATCGCCGCTGCCATCAACCGCGCAGCCGCGCATATCGGAAGGAACTGACATGCAGCATGTCACGAAACAGGCGCTGCTCGGCAGCGTGGCAATTCTGGATCGGAAAGGCGATGACGACGATCCGTTGTCCATTGTCACGAAGTCGCTATCAGAGCTTCAGAAGGCCGTCGATGAACGACTGAAGAAGGTGGAAGGCGGCACCGAGCTAAAAGCGCTCATGGACCGAATTGCCGAACTTGAGACGAAGGCAAACCGTCCAGGCGGCAAGGCCGATGCAAACGAGCAGATCGAGATTGAGCGCAAGGCTCTGGCCTCCATGCTCCGATCTGGTCTTTCTGCTGCCGTTGAAGACGCTGGTGGCGTATTCGAAGCGAAGGCGGCGGCATCGTCTGACAGCGATCCGGCGGGCGGTTACTTCGTCCTTCCGACCATCGATCTGTCGATCCGAACACTGCTCACCGACCTTTCACCCCTGCGCAGTCTGGCGGAAGTGGTCAGCATTGGCACTGACAAATACGAGCGCTTCTACAGCATGGGCAAACGCGGCGCTCAGTGGGTGGCCGAGCGGGATGCTCGTCCGCAGGACACCGCACGCCCTGAACTCATCAAGCAGAGCTATCCGGTCTCGGAACTATACGCCGCGCCAGTGGCAACTCGTCATCTGTTGGACGATGCTGCGACGGATATTGCTTTCTGGCTGATCAACAACGCTACCCACGATTTTGCTGAAACCGAAGCCGAGGCGTTTATGCGCGGCGACGGCGTGGAAGGCAAACCGCGTGGCTTGCTCGATTACGGGACCGATCCAAGGAAGGACTTCGAGCGTCCGTGGGGCAAGCACCAGCACGTCGAATCCGACGCTCTCAGCGGTGGCCAGTTGACGACTGCGCAGTGGACGAAGGTGCTGATCACTCTGATCGGAGCGCTGCGTCGTCCGTACAAGTCCAATGCTCGCTTCCTGATGAATACCAACACCGCCACGATTCTCCGGGCGCTGGTTGATAGCACAGGCCGCGCTCTATGGGCTCCGACAGGCAACCTAATCGAGGGCATTGAACACCCGCTGCTCGGCTATCCGGTCGAGATCGATGAAGGCATGCCCGACATCGCAGCCGGTGCTCTCCCGATCGCTTTTGGCGACTTCAAGCAGGGTTACGTGATCGTGGATCGCCAGGGCGTGCGCGTGAACCGTGACGAACTCACCCAGAAGGGCCGCGTGGTCTTTGACGTCTACAAGCGTGTGGGCGGCGGTGCGGGCGACTTCAACGCCATCAAGTTCCTCAAGATCAAGGCATAAGGAGACGAACGCATGCGTAAGGATCTCTATTCCAACTTCGCTGCGGTGCAGGCTCTGCCGTCTGCATCCACCAGCGCGGCCGGCGACGGCACTGTCATCGATTTGAAGGGCTTCCAGTCGGCGCTCTTCCTGGTCAATACGGGTGCCATCACCAGCGCTGGCGACTTCTCCTTCAAGCTGCAGGAGAGCGACCAGTCTGGCGCCGGCTTTGCCGATGTAGCTGCTGCCGACGTGATCGGCGCCGCCCCAACGACCCTGGCGGCGTCTTCGGCCTACAAGCTCGGCTATCGTGGCAAGAAGCGATACATCCGCCTCTCTGTCACCAAAGCCGGTGGCACGTCGATCCAGATGGGTGCGGTTGCTATCCTCGGCCATCCTCATATTGCGCCGGTGGCCTGATATGGACCCGTTCAAGCAGTTCCAGCGCGAGCAGTTGGCGACATCTCAGGATGCCTTCAATGTCACTCCGAACGACAATGGTGATCTGCCAGCCCCTACCTACGGCGGGTTTTGGGTTTCGACGCCTGGGACCGTCAAAGTGACGACCAAAGCCGGGACAGTTCTGACACTGCCATCAGGTCAGATTTACTGGAATCTGGTCGTGACGAAGATCTGGGCGACAGGCACCAGCGCCACTGGAATTGTGGGGCTTGTCTGATGCCATATCGCGCCCCCTCAGTCTGTGGACACTGCAACAAGGCTCATCCCCGTGGTGAGACCTGCACCTCCGTTAAGGAGGCCCAGAGGGAGCGTAAGGCCCGCCATGACCTGAAGCGCCCCAGCGCCCGTCAGCGTGGCTATGACAGCACATGGGAAAGGGAGGCCAAGGCTTTCCTCTCCCTTCCTCAAAACGAGTTCTGCCAATGCGGCCAGAAGGCGACCGTCGTGATGCACATCAAGAGCATCAGGCAGCGCCCAGACCTGCGCTTGGTCAAATCCAATTGGAAGCCCGGTTGCCAGAGGTGCAACGCGATCGACGCCGCGAATGAACGGCGCACCCTAGAAAGGAACAAGCCATGACCATCAATTCGACAGCCGGTGCTAAGCTCTACATCGGCACCACCAAGGATCAGAAGAGCGAACCTTATGTGCTTGCAGACTTCTCTGCAGCCAATGCTGTCACTTGGAAGCAGATCAAGCAAATGGAAGGGCTTGGTTCTCTCGGTGATACCAGCGAGGCCATCACGTTCTCCTCGATCGACGCTAACCGTGTGCAGACACTGAAGGGCCCACGCAACGCAGGCACGATGGAAGTGGTGTGCGGCATCGATTACTCAGATGCTGGTCAGCAGGCCCTCATCGCCGCAGAGCGCACCATCCATGATTATGAGTTTCGTCTCGTGTTCAACGATGCACCAGCAGGCGGCACTCCCTCCGAGCGTCTATTCATCGCCAAGGTCATGAGCCAGAGCGAGCAGTATGACAGCGCCAACAGCGTGATGAAGCTGAACGCCTCGCTCGCCGTCAACTCCAACATCGTGCGCATCGATGCAGATGAGGCATGAGCCATTGCCATCATGGCAACACCTACCGGGGGGTGGTCTCAGACTTTCCACCCCTCAAGGGGACCGGCGGCGGGTCCACTGTGCGAAAAATTTCAGAAATGGCTCTGATTTTGTGAACGTTTGAAAGGAGGCTGTTCGATGATTGTGAACATTGAGCAGATGAAGCAGCAACTCAACCTTTCCGGCATCCCCGGAACAGACGATGACGCGCTGATCGAGCGCAAGATCAAAGCTGCTCAGGGCCACATCGAACGCCTTCTCGGCTTCAAGATTGAGGAAACCTATGGCGGCACGGATCAAGGTGAAATTCCGCCAGCACTTGTTGAGGCTGTGTCTCAACTGGCGGCGCACTTCTACGAAAACCGCGAAGCCTCGCTGATCGGGGTGAACGCTCAGGAACTCCCATTCGGTATCTGGCCGATCATCAACGAATACAGGGAGTATTCCTTTGGCTGACGATGGTGGAATCGGTCGCATCAAGCAGCGGCTGGCAATGATCCCGAAGGAAGTCCGCACAGCGATGGTGCCGGAGCTGGTGAAGTCGGGCAACGACCTGGCAGTCACGGCACGCATCCTTGCGCCACGAGACACAGGGGCTTTGCAGGAGAGCATCACAGTCACGCCGGGTGGATCGAACACCCCGCCATACTCCACGCCCGGTGGCCGCGTCTCGGTGCCCGAACTGGCCGTCGCTGTGACCGCTGGAAACAAGGATGTCCGCTACGCTCACCTCGTGGAATACGGCACACAGGAGGCCCAGGCGCAGCCGTTTTTCTGGCCTGCCTTCCGGTTGCTCCGCAAGAAGATCACGGGCCGCATCAAGCGCGCTGCGTCCACTGCCGTGAAAAAGAATTGGGGTGGCCGATGAGCGCTGAACTCGCCCTGCAGAAAGCCATCCGTGCGCGTCTAATATCGGATAATCCGACAATATCGCTCGTCCCGGCGGCGAACATCCTCGATCGCAACGAGCGACCCAACCCTCGACCTTTGATCGTCATCGGTGAAGGCCAGAGCGTTGACGAAGGTGACAGCATCGCCCGCACCCTGACACGGGTCTACCTCGACCTGCATGTGTGGGTCGAGGAGCCATCAACAGAGATCAGCAAGCGCATCGCTGGGGCTATCCGCAAGGCTGTTCAACATGGGAAATTCCCAAGTTCAGACGGCTTCCACTTCGCTGACTGCCGTGTGCGCGGCTCCCGCTTCCTCCGCGACCCAGACGGCAAGACCAGCCACGCCATCGTCACCATCGAAGCGCTAGTGCAGGAGGCCGCATGAGATCCGGAAAGCTTGACCGCTCTATCACCGTCCAGAGCTTCACCAGCACCGTGAACGACTACGGCACGCCAATCGAGACGTGGACAGATGTTGCCACCGTGCGCGCCCAGATCATCCAGAGCAGCACCGAGGAGTTCCTGACCGGCGGCGCCAACGATGAGACCGTAATCATCTTTCGCACCCATTACTTCGAAGGCGTCAACACCTCCAGCCAAGTTCTCTACGAGGGACAGACATTCAACGTCCGCGAGGTGAAAGAGATCGGTCGCCGCAAGGGGCTGGACCTGCGCTGTGAACGCAAGGTGTCGGCATGAAAGAGCTAACCCAGTGCTTCCGCGAGTTTTTTCGGCTTAAGGTAACCTACAGTTACCTTTTAGCTTTTTCGCTTATGGGGGGATTTTGTCACCTTTTCGGAGGTGCCGCATGAGCAGCAAAGGGACACGCGGGGCAAAGGCCACGCTGAAGGCGATCGACGGCGGTTTGAAGGGTGTGCCGCACCCCGGTAAAAATTTACCGACCGACATGATCGAGGAGTGGAACACGATTGCCGCCGAAATGGTGCAGCGTGAAATCCTCACGGCATCCATGACTGGCCTGCTCGAAGCCTACCTGATCGCGATCTGGACAGTGCGTGAATGCCAGAAGGCGATCGAGCAGCATGGCATCCTCACGAAGACAGCCCACGGCAATCTCAAGCCGAACCCAGCCTCTGGCCTGATGTCGAAGGCGCAGGAAACCGTTGCACGCATGTCGGCAGAGCTTGGACTGACGCCGGCAGCGAGATCGAAGCAGGGTTTTACTCAGCGTGAGGGAAACTCGAAGGCAGGAGGCGCACCCGATGGCCTCGACGTCTGACGTGCATGACACACATACCTTCAAGGCCACGCGCCCGGAGTGGATATTCGACGGAAGCGAGATCGAGGACACGTTCGGCTATGGTGAGCGCGCGGTGGACTTCCTGCGCCGCCTGAAGCATCCGAAGAGCGAGAGCGGTGATTTCGAGCTGCCGTTGTTCTGGGAACGTATCGTTCGCCGCATCTACGGCCCGTGCTACCCGAACAAGCGCCGGCAGGTGAAGACGGTTTTCATCCTCCTGCCGCGTGGCGCCCGCAAGACCACGATGGGCGCAGGCCTCGCATTGCTCCATACGGTGGGCTGGGAGCGCGTTCCGGGTGGTCAGGCCATGGTTGCCGCCTCTGCCGAAGAAGACGCCCGTATCGCCTACGATGAGGCCGTGGGCATCGTTGCCGAAACCGAGTGGCTACAGTCAGCCATGAAGCCGACCGAAAGCGTGTTCTATCTGGAGCATCGTAAGAGCAAGGCCACGTTCCGGGCGCTGGCATCCGGCGGCAAGGGCAAACTCGGCAAGACGCCGAACTTCGTTCTGGCCGACGAGCTGATCAACTGGGAGGGCGAGAACAGCCGGCGTAACTGGCAGGCGATCCGCACAGGCCTGAACAAGGTGCCGAACACGCTCTTGGTCATAATCACCCAGGCAGGCCGTGGACAGGAGAACCTTGCCTATGAGCTTCTGACCTACGCCCGCAAGGTCCAGTCCGGTGCGATCCACGATCCGAACTTCCTGCCGGTGCTATTCGAAAGCCATCCCGACGACGACTGGCAGGATGAAGACCTGTGGCACATGGTCAACCCCGGCCTGGCTGAAGGCTATCCAGATATCGACGGTTTGCGCACCATGGCGCGAGAGGCGCAGGAGCGACCATCTGACCGCGACAACTTCCGACAGTTCCATCTGAACTGCTGGCTGGATTACAGCGCGTCCCCGTTCGTCTCCATGCCGGTCTATGACGAGGGCAGGGGCATACCGGATATTTCCCGGTTTGAGGCCGACCAGACGCCTTGCTATCTCGGAGTTGACCTTTCCAGCACCAGCGACTTGACCGCCGTCGTTGCTGCCTGGGGCGATCGTGAGAGCGGTTATGCTGTCCATCCGTGGTTCTTCCTGCCGAAAGATAACATTCTGCGCAAGGCAGGGCAGGACGGCGTGAGTTATCCGCTCTGGGAAGAGCAAGGTCTTATCACTCTGACAGATGGCAACGTCGTGGACTTCCATGCCGTGGAAGCAGCGATCGAGGAGCTATGCGCCCGTTTCAACGTCCGCGAGATCGCCTTCGACCCGCACCTTGCCCGAAATTCGCTGAATAACCTTCAGGACAAAGGCTTTCCCGTGGTGGAGTTTCGGCAAGGCTGGGTGTCGATGTCGCCAGCCATCAATGAGCTTGAGCGCGCCATTCTCGCCCGACAGTTTCAGCACGGCGGGCACCCGATCCTTCGCTGGCACTTCGATAACATCGCGATCCGGACCGATACGGCTGGCAACCGTTCTTTCCACAAGGGCAAGAGCAAGGATCGCATTGATGGCGCCGTCGCGACCGCCATGGCCGTGGCGCGCTGTGCGGCCGGCGAAACGAACATTTCCTCTTACGACACCTTCGACGGTGACATTGACGATTGGAGCCACGCATGAACGACGAAGAACGCCTTGTCATCCTGCTCGAAGCCAGGATCAAAGACCTTGAGCGCAACATGGCAAAAGCCAGCGGCACGACCGAACGCGAGTTTCGGAAGATGTCGATGTCTTCCAAGCGCGCCACCGACCAGATGGAAAAAGACGCCATCCGCTCAAGCACACGGATCAACCAAGCCATGGCCCAGGTCAGCACGAAGATTGGCTCGGTCGGCAAAGCATTCGCTGGTGGCCTCGTTGCCGGCGTCGTGGGCGGCGGTATCGCTGGCATCATCACCGAACTGCAGCAGATCGCAAAGGGCGTGGCCTCGATCGGCGATGAGGCAAAGCGCGCGGGCCTCAGTCTCGAGGCTTTTCAAGAACTCAAATACGTCGCCGAGCAAAACCGGATCGGTGTCGACAGTTTGGTGGATGGCATCAAGGAACTGAACCTTCGTGCTGACGAATTCATCGCGACTGGTGCAGGCTCTGCTGCTGAATCTTTCGGTCGTCTGGGATACAGCGCCGAGCAATTGAAGACGAAGCTGAAAGACCCTTCCGCGCTGTTCACCGAGATCATCGGCAAACTGGGGGAACTTGATCGTGCTGCGCAGATCCGCATTGCCGACGAACTCTTTGGCGGGACCGGCGGCGAGAAGTTCGTTCAGTTGATCGAGCAAGGCGAAGACGGCATCAAGGCGACGATCCGCGAGGCGCATAGTCTCGGTGCGGTCATGTCGAAAGAGCTTGTCTCGAAGGCCGATGAACTCGACAGGAAGTTCAACCAGATCACCACGTCTGTCGGTACAGGCCTGAAAACAGCCGTTGTCGAGGCTGCTGGAGCGCTTCAGGGCTTCCTCAACATTTTCCAGCAGTACGAGCAAGCAAAGCGTGCGTCTGAACTTGGTGCCCAGGTCGGGGCCATGATCAACCTACCGCCCGACCCTAACCGCGTGAAGACCGTAGGCAAGACCGGACGCCTGCCAGAAGCCAAAACGCCGCTCCCGTCGCAGGAGGAGCTATCCGCCAAGTATCTCGCGAACTACCGTGCCGAGCTGGCGCTCACCAATCGCGAACGCTCTATCGCTGCCGAGTCCGAGAAGATCCTGGCCGATGCATCATCAAAGGGGCTGAAGGTCACCAAAGAGCAGGCCGAGGCGCTTGCGCGTGAAAAGGTTGCCAGAGACGAGAGCGAGGCGTCAGCGAAGAAACTTGGCTCGGAGCGAGAGCGTGCAGGCAAGCGGGCCGAGGCTGAATCTCAGAAGATCAAAGATCTGATTGCCGAGCTTGAAGAAGAGCTTCGTATCGTCAACCTCTCGGATGAGGCAAAGCGCGCCTCAGTAGCGTCTCGCGAAGCAGGCGCACACGCCACAGAAGAAGAGCGTCAAAAGATCATCGCTTTGAACGAGGCGATATACCGTGAGCAAGAGGCTCGCGACGAGGCGGAGAAAAAGCGGGAATACTGGCGCGACATCACCCGGTCAGGCATCGATGATCTGCTCGGTGCGCTGGAGCAGGGAAAGACCTTCTGGCAGGCCATGGGAGACGTGGCCGTAAACACGCTGAAGCGTATTGCCAGCACCATGCTTGATGAAGGCTTGGACTCCCTCTTTGGCGTCGGCACCGCAGGATCCGGTGGTCGCGGTGGCATATTCTCCGGACTCTTTTCCAGCATCTTCGGTGGTGGCGGCAAGTTCCCATCCGCTCCTGCTGGTCTGTATGCCAAGGGCGGCGCCTTCGACAGTGGCGTTCAGATGTTCGCAAATGGCGGTGCCTTCACCAACAAGGTTGTCGACAGCCCCACGTTATTTCCGATGGGGGGCATGGGCGAAGCCGGTCCAGAAGCGATCATGCCGCTGTCTCGGGATGCATCAGGGCGTCTCGGCGTGAAAGCAGGCGGCAGTGGCGGCGGTGGCGGCGCGCAGCAGCAGGTTTCAGTGACCAGCGACGTCAAGGTCTCTGTAGACCAGAACGGCAATCTTCAAGCCTATGTTAATCGCACGTCCCAGGAGCAGGCGGCAAAGACGTTCGGACAAATCGTGAAAAGCAACCAGTGGCCCAATTTGGTCGCCGGCGGCTTTAAAACAGCACGGAGCCATGGAATGCTATGAACGTAGAAAAGCTCCTCTGCGCCGAGTTGAAGCGCCAGCTCGAAGCCAAAGGTGTGGTCATGACGGCCATACCTTTAGGCGGTGAACTGCTCTGGAAATGGTTCATGGCTCTGCACAAAACCCGTCAGTCGGGGATGTCTGGACCGCAGCCCATTCAATATCGAGAGATCGAGGCTTACAGCCGTCTCATGGGCGAGGGGATTGAGCCGCGGCACTTGAAAATCTTGATCGCCATGGATCAGACCTACCTCGATTGCGTGTACAGCCAGCAGGCATCATTGCCCGACGGCGTGAAAGCGTTGCCGCCGGTTTCTGCAGCGAACATCAACCCCGGCGCTTTCGACGCTATGTTCGGAGGCAGATGATGGCTTGGAAAGATGGATACTGGAGCGGATGGGAAGAATATCGGAACGGGCCGAGAAAGAAGGTATCCCTTGCGCCTGTTATGCAGAAGGAGCAACGGAAGCACGTTGTTAGCGAGGTCTTCGATCTCCTCCAAGACTGGCGGAAAACTCCATTCGAAAACGAGGGGCCGGTTCGCGCCGGCATTCGATCCGGTTTGTGTCTTAAGGGCGAGGACTGGCACAGAGCGGACCACGAAGTAGAAAGTATTCTGACAGCAGCATTTCAGCGCATAGGCGTTCCTCGGCCTTCCTGGGACCAAGGGCAGCGGCAATACACGATCGCAGATGAGGACTGCAATTGGTGCGGTATCGCCATCTCTGACGAACTACGAGGCGGTGGTCGCGCGTCTCGGTTCTGCTCGACGGTCTGCGCTTCCTCAGCAATCAAGCACAGGGAATGGGAAGGCCACGCCCATGACAGCAGCGTTTACCGATCGGCTGTGTCGATGGTGAACAGGGGCGGCCGTCCAGATCAGATCTGCGCACACTGTGAGCGGGTCTTCAAGCCGTTCGGGGAGAACAAAAAGGAACAGAAATACTGCTCGGTGGCGTGCAAGAATCTCGGCATTCGGACGATACCTGAATGCGAATGTCCGACGTGCCACACCACGTTCAAGCCGCAGGTGGCTGGCAGGAGGTTCTGCTCTCATGAATGCGCTATGGCGCGACCAGTAGAGCCGCGAGAATGTCAGTGCTGCAAAAAGACATTCACGCCGAAAAACGAGCAAGGTCTAGTTTGCAGCAAATCCTGTCAGATGCGGCTGCACAGGATTCGCAAGGCTGCGAAGCACGGCACGGTCTACAAGCCATTAGGATCGACGTTTGACGGGAGCTGCCAGCACTGCCGAGAACCGTTCCTTGCGAGGAGCCCAAAGGCAATTTATTGCAGCCCCCGGTGCAATAACCTCGCGGCGAAGGCAAGGAAGAGACGCAGCGCGAAGGTCATCCCTTTGGTGCCGGTCCACATGCTCACGGCTCAGGTCATCGACGGGTGGTTTGCGAGGGCGGCTTAG